AGCCAAGTCTTGATCGGTGCGAATGGGGCGCTGCGACATTTCAATAACCATGGCTGCGCGGCTCTTGAACGCATCAAGGTTGGTGGTCAGTGCCAGACTGTTCTTGTCCAGCGAGTAGGTCACCGCCGGCAGGTTCGGCACTTCCTCGGCTACCGCGGCCTTGACCTTCTCTGTTGGGGTGAAGCTGGCGCGGTCCTCGTTGAACTGTGCCCAGCCGGCGCGCAGATCCCGTTCGTCATGCTTTTGCAGTGCGTAGAAACAGCACACGAAGCGCTCCGGGGTGCCGTCGGTGACGGTGTACAAGCAGCGCTTGGCGCCGGTCACGACCAGCTGTTGCACAACCTGCCAGCGGTCAGCCTCGGGCACGATGCCCTGCTCCACCAGCGCGGCCTTTTCCTCGTTCCACTGCTTGCACTCCCAGACGGTCTGGTAGTCGGGGTTGATGCCGTCCAGCGAGGCGCTCAGCATGCCGTCATCATCGGACGCGACCAGCTGGGATAGCTCGTCAGCCAGATAGTCCTCGGCCAGCGGCCGCGCCGCAGCCTCTACCCGGTGCCCCTCGTCGAGAATGCGCTGGCGTACCCAGTCAGAAAATTCCTGCTTGGTGCCGGTCGCTTTCAGGTGCAACAGCGCATTGCGCTTGATGTGCGGGCTGGCGCCCATCATGGGCGAGGCTTCACTGGCGCAGTCGAACTCGGCGCGCCATGCCAGCCATTCCTCGGAGTTTGGAATCAGGTCATAGACGATCATTGGGAAGCCTCCGGCTGGGGGATCTGTTTAATACGGGCGATATGGCCCGGGGAGAGGTTCCTGCTTTCGGCGTACTTCACGATCTGCGCGACGGTCTTTTCGCCGGCAGCGACTTGCGCCTCCCAGCTTTTCAGGTTCTTTTTGAACCATGCTTCGGCGCTTACGGCGGGGTCTGCCTTCTCGGGTTTGTTGTCGGCTGGCTTGTTGCCGCCTTCGCCGGCGCCTTCCTCGTGCTGCTCGTCCGGCTCGGAGTCGGCAGCAATGCCGAGCATGGAGCTAAGGCAGTAGCGGCGCAGATAGGTCACGGTGGCGCCGAAGTCTTTAACGTCGGCCATTCCGCGCGGCAGCGCAATGCGGTTTTCCATCATGCCGCCGGCTTCGTGGACAATGCGGGTAATCAGCCAGCGCTCGCCGCTGGCGTCAGTCTCGATGGGCTGGAGTACGGCGATGCCGTTAGCGGTTAGTGCGGGGCGGGTTTTTTCGTTGATCTGCGCCAGCGGCGCATACTTGAAATCGTAGCTGCCGCCGTTCTTCATTTTCACATTGACCAGGGTGTCCGCAATAACCGGGTCAAACTTGGATTGCGCTTTGGCCAGCGCCGCATAGAGCTGTACCAGCGGATCCGGGTTTGGCGGGATGATAGGTTCCATAGTGTTTCTCGTTTCGATGACTGGAAGCCAAAGCATACACAATCAACAAACAATAAAAATACATATAGAAAACTATCATCACGCCGGCGCAATCAATTGCGAATACTGATTATGGGCGCCGCGTCGACTACCGGGACCGACTTGGCGTTGAACGGGCCGCACAGCTCATACTTGTTCTTCGCCCGGGTTCGCATCAGCGTGGCAATCACCTTGCGGCCATCTTCCAGGGTCACCACACAAAACCGGTCGATCAGGTGGCGCGGGTCGCGTGGCGGGCCTACGAACAGCATCCAGCGATCCATCCAGCCAAACGCGCTCTTCGCTGCGCGCACTTCGATTGCCGTCGTATCGTAGGGCAGCCCAGGCGGCATGGTGGTCCGCTCGCGCGGCGGCGCAACCAGCACCGTTCCGTCACCCTTCATGAATCCGGTCACCTTCGTGCGGCGCATCGTGCGACGGGCGACGTCGATGCCGGCATTAAAGGCGACCTCGGCCAGCGGCACGCCCAGCAGCTGCCCAATCAGGACCGCCTCACCCAGTTGCATGCGACGCTTATCGGAGAATGTCAGGCTGAGCTGTGACGGCAACAGCTCTAGCTTGCCGGCCAGCGTGCGCAACGATATCTGCCGGTCTTTCAATAGGTCATCAAAATATTTGCGATTCATGGCAAGTCCCTATATCGTTAATTGAGTCATCCCATAACCGGATGCCTGTTTATGATTCAGAAATGATCCAATTAGTTCACCATTAGGACGCTGCAACCATGCACATTGAGGGCTTGAACGACGTGACGGGGCCAAGGCTTCGCGCATTCCGGAAAGCGAAGGGGCAAAGCGCAATTGAGTTTTGGGGCGCGGTGGGCATCAGCCGATCGCGCGGCTACGACTTCGAGAAGAAAGCCAGCCTGCCCGAGTTCGTGGCACGACTGGTGTACATCCACCACGTTGCCGGCATCCCCACGGATATGCCGGTGGCTGAACTGCGGCACCTTGCCAAAGCCTGCGAAGGCCACAAGGCGCTGAAACAATCCATAGCCAGCGCCCAACGGGGCGCGGAGCTACTTAGCAAAGCAGCGGGAGGGCTGTAACCATGGCACGCGGAGTTAATCGAGTCACATTGCTAGGCAATGTCGGCGGCGACCCGGAAATTCGCTATCTGCCCAACGGCAACGCGGTGGCGAACGTCACCCTGGCGACGTCGGACACTTGGAAAGACAAGCAGACCGGCCAGCCGCAAGAGCGTACCGAGTGGCATCGGGTGGTGTTCTTCGGCCGCATTGCCGAAGTGATTGGCGAGTACGTCCGCAAGGGCAGCAAGCTGTACATCGAAGGCCGCCTGCAAACCCGGGAGTGGGAAAAGGACGGCATCAAGCGCTACACGACTGAGATTGTCGTGGACATGGGCGGGCGCATGCAGTTGCTCGATGGTGCGCCGGCGGGTGGGCAGCAGCAACGGCCGCCGCAGCGCCAGCAGCGGCAAAACGACCTGCCACAAAACCCGCCGCCGCAGCAAAGCATGCCGGACTACGACAGCTTCGATGACGATATACCCTTTTAGCAGATATTCCTTTCTAGGAGAGTGCCATGGCCTGCCAAATCGCTAACGCCGACTTCGCGCTGATATTCATCGCCGGCGGCTGCCTGGGGATTGCCATCGGGTATATGTTCCGGTTCTTCGACGAAGATCGCAAAAACCCATGAAGGTCCATATCCGCAAACTGCCCGGCGGCACGCTGGTGCCGGCCGACGAGGAGGCGGCCGAGTACGTCAAGAAGATGAAGCCGGGTGAGGTGTACCGCTGCGAAATCAAGCGGGACGCCAACTACAAGTTCTTCAAGAAGTGCCATGCGCTGGTGCGGCTGTGCTTCGACCACTTTTGCGAGGTCACGCCGCCGCAGGAGTACAAGGGCATGCCGGTCGAGCCGAACTACGAGTTGTACCGGAAAAACATGACGATCCTGGCCGGCTTCTACACCGCGCATTTCACCATGAACGGCGATGTCCGGCTGGAAGCCAAGAGCTGGTCCTACGCGAACATGAGCGAGGAGGAGCGCGAGAAGCTGTATTCCAAGCTGATCGACGTGGCGCTGCGCAAAGTATATGCCTACTCGATGACCGAGGAGGAGCTGAACAAGATGGTAGACGAGGTGCTGCATTTCACATGAAAGGATCCAACCCAACCGCCGCGCAAAAACGCTGGCATGACGCGCTGTGCAAGACGGTGGGCTGTGTCGCCTGCCGCCAGCTGGGCGAGTTCAATCCGGTGGTGTCGATTCATCACATCGAGGGCCGCACCAAGTGGTACGCACACTGGCTGGTGCTTCCGCTGTGCGAGAGCCATCACCAAGCGGGTACCGGCAATCTGGTCGTGCCGGCGGTTCACGGTAACGAAGCGGAGTTTGAGCGCGTCTACGGCCGCCAGGGCCAGCTGTTGCTTAGCGCCATCAACACGCTGGATCTGGTCGGCATCGAAGTGCCGCAGATCATGCGCTATTTCGAGAGCGTACTGTACCTGAATGGAGGGCGAACAAATGTCGTCTGGCGCAAGCCTTGAGTTCACGCGACTCAACGAGCACACCATCAAGACGGCCGACGGCCGCTACTGGGTGGTGCGGGGTGGCAAGGGGGAGCATCGATCTTTCCTGGCCTACTACAAAACCGACGTCATCGGCAGCAACCGCAAGGCGCAGCCCATGATTGACCTATGCAACGAGCACAACAAGACAACGGGTAGCAGACCGGCATGAGGCGCTTATTTATCAGTTTCAGCGGCGGCGAAACCAGCGCCTTCATGGCGCAATGGCTGCTGGCTAATCGTGCTGACCACTATGACGAAATAGTCTGTCTTTTCGCCAATACTGGTCAGGAAAACGAGGCGACACTGCGGTTCGTTCAGCAGTGCGACGAGGCTTTCGGGCTGAATGTTGTCTGGCTTGAGGCTGTCGTTCAGCCCAAGGGAAAAGGATGCACGTTCAAGGTCGTCAACCACGAAACCGCAAGCCGCAACGGCGAGCCATTCGAGGCGGTGATCGCGCGGTATGGCATTCCCAACAAGTCGTACCCGCACTGCACGCGCGAACTCAAGCTGAACCCCATGTTGGCCTACTTGAAATCAATCGGCTGGCAACCCGGCAGCTATGACACAGCCATTGGCATCAGAGCCGACGAGATCGACCGCATGTCTGCCCGCGCCAAGCAGAAGCGCTTGATCTATCCGCTAATCAGTCACGTCGAAATGACCAAGCCGCGCATCAATCACTGGTGGCAGCGCCAGCCTTTCCGTTTGCAGCTCAAAGGGTACGAGGGCAACTGCAAATGGTGCTGGAAAAAGAGCCTGCGCAAGCACCTGACCCTGCTCAACGAACATCCGGACTGGTACGAGTTTCCTGAACGGATGGAGCGTGAATACCCGCTCGCCGGCCACAATCTGGACGGCAATGCGCGGGTGTTCTTCCGAGAGGGGCGTAGTACGGAAGATCTGCGCGCCATGGCAGCGGCCGGCGGGTTCGCGCCTGCGCGCGACGATGCCCAGGTGTATGAGGATCAGCTCACCCTGGACCTTGATTCGAGCAACGGTTGTAGCGAGTCCTGCGAAATCGACTTCGAGGATGCGGCATGAAAATGTCCGAAGAGGAATACGCCTCGCTGATCGCCAAGCGTGGCAAGCCGCAAGCTGGCAGCAAGCCCGCGCCCAGTAGTAAGGCTCGGATGCAGGCGCTAGGCCGGCTCAAGCCTGGGCGGATGAACAAGACCGAGGCGGCCTATGACAAGCACCTTGCGCTGCGCAAGCACGCCGGGGAAGTGCCGTGGTACCGCTTCGAGGGTATCAAGCTGCGGCTGGCTGACAACACGTTCTATACGCCGGACTTTGCCGTCATGCTGGCGAACGGCGAAATGGAAATGCACGAAGTAAAAGGCGTCTGGACGGATGACGCGCGGGCCAAGACCAAGATTGCCGCCGATCAATACCCGTTCCGATTCATTGCCATCACTGCCAAAGCCAAGAAAGACGGTGGCGGCTGGGCTATCGAGGAGTTTTGACATGAAACAAATGCTACACCCTGACTTGCGCGAGCATATCGACGCGCTGCTGGAAGTCTGCGCCTACGGCCGCGAACACAACCCGGAACCCGAGGCACTGCTGACGGCGATCAGCACTAATCAGGACTGGCTCAACGCCTACGAGTGGGCGAACGGCATTGTGCTGAACAACCGGGTGGCCGGGCTCGCCGGCAACGCCTTCGCGGTGCCGTTCCTGAGCGAGAAAATCTGTGACGCGCTGGTGCGTGAATCGCTCAAGCTGGGCGCTGAGCATGGGTATAAGCCGAACACCGAGGAGGAGAGCCCGTACCAGATACCGGAAATCGTCATCAAGCATGTCGACCCGGAGCTGTTCGACCAGCTGTATCAGACGCTGCGATATCTCGAGGTATGGTTTCTGCTGATCTACCACACGTCGCCTACTGACGTGGCAAGCATCCAGTTCGCCCGCTACGAAGAGGGCTTTACCGATCACGGCAACTGGCACCATGACCGCGACTCGGACTTTACCGCCGTGGTCAGTCTCAATCCGGGCGAGTTCGAGGGTGGCGGCACCGATATTCGGCTGACCGCGACCAGCTATTACAGCGTTCCACCGCTGCCCAAGGGCTACGCGCTGATACTCAACGGCAAGCAGATCCATCACCGGGGCCGCCGGGTGAACAAGGGCATCCGGCATCTGCTGGTTTACTGGCTGGCCGGGCTGGGCTGATAGCCTGACTGTTTCGGCGCCAGCTGTTTCGATAGGAAAATCAAAACACTCACAGGGGCCGCCGGCGATACAATCCGGCGGGCAGCCATGAAGCGCACTAAGTACACAGTGGTATTCACCAGCGGCAAAACCTGCTCCATGGTCAACCCGGAAGGGCTGACACCGCAGCAAGCCAAAACGATAGCCGAAGGCCAATTCGGCACACACAACGTCAAGGAGATCCGAGAATGAACCGTAACCCCCGCCAGCTGAACTATCGGCCGATTGACTGCCTGTCGCGCTGCGATATCTGCGGTAAGGGCCGCAGCACCGGCAAGCACCGCCGTTGCAGCGAGATCCGCAAGGCGAAGTACGCGCAATGATGCCGGCCTTCGTGAACGCGATCCATCGCACCGCCCGCAAGCGCCACACCTGTACCGAGTGCCGGGGCGATATCGAGCCCATGGATATCTACGAGCGGGTGACGGGCTGCTGGGATGGGAGCCTGTCAACGTACAAGACGTGTACGCACTGCGAAGTAGCCCGGGATCTGTTCGTGGACGTCACCAAGGGTACCCGCGATGCAGAGTACGGGGATTATTGCTTTGGCGAGGTGGGCGCGGACATGCGGGAAGCCGCCTCCGAGCTGCGCCACGAGCCGGGCACAGCGTTTGGCCTGCTACGCCATGTCGTGGGCATGCGTCAGCGCCAGCGGGCCGCGATAGCCCGCCGCAAAGCCGAAGCGCCGGATCTGTTCGATTAAATCACACGCAAAAAAAATCCCCGGGCAGTGAGTAGCTGTCGGGGGATCGCAAGGAGTTCACAAATTATGACATGCAACAGACCAATCGCGCACCTGAATAGTTCCAAGGTGACGCTATGAGCATCCGTAGGACGCCCCGCCCCGAAACCGGGTATTACCTGCTGGACAAGCGCGTCAGCGAGGACTGGCGCTTATCCTGGCCAGCGCGAGCCATGCTGATATTTCTGCTGGGCAAGCCGGACAACTGGACTGTATCAGTCAAGCACCTGATGAAACAGACGGAGCATTCGACAGGCAAGGCCACGGCGCGCGATGGCGTTCGGACGATACTCAAGGAGCTGCAAACCGTCGGCTATCTCATTGTGGACGATGCGCGTCAGGACTCAGGCAAGTTTGGTGGCGTCGATTACGTCGTACTGGATGCGCCGCCCAGTGGGTTCCCGCCGGCGCCATGGGGTGAAGAGGGTGCGGATTCACCGGCGCCGGCTAATCCGTCCACGGTGGATGAACCGAAACCGGATTCACCGGAGCCGGCTAAGCCGTCGCCGGCTGATCCGCACCTAATAAAGAATGAGTTTAAGCAATGTACTGAAAAAGCAGTAAGTATTGAAAAACATACGCGCGAGGCGCCGCCTAAGCCGGAGCCCAAAGCCAAGCCCGAGCCGACAGCCAAGCCAGCCAGCCAGATACCTTTGCCTGACTGGCTACCCGAGCAGCCATGGAATGACTGGCTGGAAATGCGCAAGCACATCGGCAAGACGCCAACGCAGGCCGCCATGAAGATCGCCATTGACCGACTGGCCACGCTGCGCGAGTCGGGGCAGGATCCGGGCGACGTGCTGAATCAATCCACCATGAACAACTGGGTGGGCGTGTTCCCGCTCAAAGCCGACTTCATCCCGGGCGGCAGTCCAGCGGGTGGCTACAATCGACAGGAAGCGCTGGAGCGGCGTAATGCGCTGGCGGCCGAGCAGTTCATCAACGGAGAGGGCTAGGTCATGCAGGAATCAGACAAGAAGGACTTTGCCCAGCTGTTCCAGGGCGTTATGGCGGTTTACGGCAAGGACATGACACAAGCGCTACTGCGAATCTGGTTCGCCGCGCTCAAGGAGTACGACGTGCCGGCGCTGACCAGCGCTTTCACAGCCTGGGTGCAAAACCCCGACGAGGGGCGCTTTCCGCCCAAGCCGGGTGATATCCGGCGCATGATCGAGGGCAGCACCGGCGACCGCGCGCTGATGGCCTGGACCAAGGTTGACCGGACCATCCGACAGGTCGGCTCGAATTACTCCGTGGCGTTCGATGATCCAGTGATTCACCGGGTTATCGAGGATATGGGCGGCTGGATCCGGCTGGCGAGCATCGGCACCGAAAAGGATCTGGAGTTTGCCGGGCAGGAATTCGTCAAGCGTTTCCGCGCCTTCGCGCTCGCCGGCGGCGTGAGTCAGTTCCCGGGCTACCTGATCGGCGTGGCCGAAGCCGACAACAACGCCAAGGGCTACGGCGGCAAGCCGCCAGCGCTGCGCCTGATTGGCGACGAGAAGCGCGCGGCCAGGGTGGTCAAGCTGGGTGGCACACAGCCCACGCTGGCCATTAGCGGCGCTACCAGCGTGGCGGCATTGATCGAGCGGGGGTCAGAGCAGGGCAGGTTGCCGGCGCAGTAGCTCGGCCTGAATGACGGACTGCCGTAAGGGGTCCGTCTCATGCTCGGCCAGACGGCGCAGGCAGGGAATGGCGATATCGTCGGGCAGATCCGGGCGCAGCAGATCATCCAGGGTGAACGCCGGCATGACCGGCATATCGTCACTGTTCAGGTCCAGCACCATCGCCAGCACGAATATGCCGACGATGACCAGCACCACGCACAGCGCCGACAGCGGGTTATGGGCGGCCCAGCTCAAGAGCGGCATAAAATCCATAGCGGCGCCCCCAGTATGATCAATGCAAAGAATGCGGTTAACTCGTCCATGTTATGCCTCGTCGGTAGGTTGACCATAGCGCGCGGCCTGTTCGTCATCGGTCGGCAGGCGCTCACTGAAAACGCACCACGGCTGGCAGCCGCGGCGATGGGGGAAAGGGTATCCGCTACAGGCGCAGACGCGGCGCGGTGACAGCTCGACCGTGTGCCGGTACTGATCGAGTTTGAGCTGATCGCGGCCGCAGCGGTGGCAATGCCTGGGGCGAACGTACTCAGTCAGCTGGCGCGGGAGCGTGACGCGGCCACGGCATTGACCGTGGCTGCAACGATACCGGTAGCCGGTTTTGCGGCCCATGTCAGAGCCCGGCGCCTTCCACGATGAACAGCCAGCCCAGGCCGCCGAAGAACACGGCCAGGGCGATGACGTTCAGCGCCGGGTAATACCAGGGCTCCTCGTCAAGCCGGCGCATCATTGCTTAGCGCCAGCAGCTGTTGCTTGCGCTCCTCCAGCTGGGTGACCTTGCTGTGCGCGACGGCGCGGACTTCGGCAATCTGCCGCTCGATCGCTTCAATGCCGAGCTGGACTGGATTGTGTTCGGGTATCTCTACTGTCACTTCGACTTCGCTCAGCACCACGCGGGCGCTGTAGCTCCCAATGTCGTCCATGCGGCACGAAAACAGGCTGAACGGGTCATCGCGAACAGAGTCCATGTCGCGGTGCAGATACATGGTGAAGGTCTTTTTCATAGCTGAATCCCTTTACTGGTGAGCGCTTGGCGCAGCTCGGAATGATCCATCTGGACGATGGCGACTTTGGCCAGGACATACGCCTCAAAGGCGATGCCGTCGGTAACTGGCGGCTTGTCCAGGGCGGCAACCAATGCCTGCCGCGCCTTGGCGCAGAAGCGCAGCAAATTGTTGCCGGCCTGGGTGGGGCTGTATCCATAGCGCATTGTATTCTCCCGTTTCGATTCCCATAAAGCGAAGCCAGATCGTCCCATATTCGTATTTTGCGCGCAATGCCGCAGGGGTCGCGCTTCAATGAAAAATATCTATCGCGCAAACAATCCAGATATAAACAATAAACAATGCAAAGCGCATTCGATGCGCTAAGGTGTGGTCTGGCTGTACCGGTGACCGCCTGCAACTGCTTGTTGTGTATTCCTCAACAGTGTACCCGCTCGGCGGATACGGCAGGCGGTCAACCAGTACAGCCAAAGCAAGGACGTTTCATGAGAATAAGAAAGCGGTATGTGGTCTGGCCAGTGATCGGCATGGCGTTGCTGTACGGGATCTGGCGGTTATTGGAAATATTCGTCGCCCTGGCTACCTGGGGCTTTATCTAGGCAAGGAGTTACACATGGATATCAGAGGTATCGACAAAGCGACTTTGCTCGCAGCATTGGTTAACGGCAGCAAGCCCCAGGGCATGGGGCACCTGACTAACCGGGGGCATTTCAGACGCGAGCAGGCGCAACAGTTGATCGACAAGCGCACCGAGCGCGGCGAGAAGCTGTACTTCGATTACGTCAACGGCTGCCCGATCAAGTGTGATATCGGCGGCGACGTTCTCGACACTCGAAAGTACAACCGGGACGCCGGCGAAGGCATTGCCGAAGCGATCGTTGAGGCGATCCGCAAGCGCGGCGGCAACGTGGAAATGTTCGAGGTTTCAAGTTCGCCCGTCGCCATGATGGTTGCCATGTACCTGAAATGGCGCGCGGCCAAGATCCGCAAACTGGTAGCCGAGATTGCCAGCGAGTTGCCGGTCATCATCGAGGACGAGGCCGGCAAAGAGACCGAGCTGACAGACGAGCAGGCGTATTACTTCCGCGAGGGCATGAAGTACGTCGTAGGCGAGCTGGGCAACAGCCCGCTGGACGCCGGCGAGATCCGCCCCGAGCCCAAGCCAGAGGCAACGCACTGATGGACGCCAAGACAAACCCCGCGCTGGTCCTGCTGAATGCCGAGGTCAAAGAGAAGGAAGCCGAAATCGACTTCGAGCGCGACAATCTGGTCAGGCTGAACGACAAGCTGACCGCCACCAACACCAAATTGAATGAGCTGATGGCCGAACGTGACGCGCTGGCCCAGGCGATCCAGACGCTAAGCGCGCCCGAGAAGCCCGCCCCGGGCGTCAACTTCCAGACCCTGGCGCAGTGTTACAGCCAGATGCCGGAGTACCGCCATCAAGACGGCAATGCGATCAAGGCGGGGCGCGTGCGTACCGTGGAGCCCCATGGTCCGTCCGTCCGCGTGACGCTGGTATCCGACGTGGATCAGCGCAACACCGCTGTCGTGCATATTTCCGCTGAGTGGGCCCATGAGTTCCGACTGAACACTGGCGATATGCTGGCCTACTACCCGAAGGAAAACGGGCTGGCGGTGTGGGATATCGAGTCATTCCACAGCGAGCATAGCCCGACGGAAGAGGCTCAAGAAGTGCCCGCAGAGCCGACTCCGCAGGAAGTCATGGCCGACCTGTTCGACGCGCTTCCACGGTATGTCCGAAGCGGTTGGACGTTCCATGCCGGCCGCATCGTGAACCGGGAGATTCGCCCAGGTGGCACCCAGCGAGTGACACTGAGCAGCCCCGACAACACCCTGCCGCTGTTCGTTTGCGACATACCGCCAAAGGATTGCTTCGTTGGAGGCATACTGGTACGCGCCGATGATGACGGCCGGCTTGCCTGCTATAGCCGGGGTTTCTTCGCAGGCGAGTTCGCGCCGGATTGCCAAGCGCCGAGCGACTTCCGCATCAGCGCTATCGAGACACTGAGCAAGGCGCAAGCGTGGGGTCGCCGCGGCGGCTATGTGGTCAGGGCCGGGCGCATCAACAATATAGCGATTGAGCAGGATCCGCCGCGCCACGTCTTTACCGTCCAGCCTGAGTCGCGCGCGCCAAGCCTGCAGGTTACGCTGCCGCCGGCATTCAGCGACGAGCAGCGGCCCAAGATCGGCGGCTATCTGGTGCTGGAGCCGACCAAGGCGATTACGTTCTGGCCGGTAGATGCGTTCCTCAACGAACACCACGCCAACCCGTCCCATGCTTAGCAGTAATCAGGCGGTAACCATCGATAGGAAAGTACAATTGCAGGGCGCATAACGTGCGCCTAGAATGGAATCTCAAGGCCGGCACCCCGCCGGCCATCTGAGGGATTCGAGACCATGAATATCCAGGCACTTGAGCAAGACGTTCAATCCGCCCGCGATGCTTACGAGCTTGAATTGCTGTTCGCTGGCTTCGACGAGAACGCGCCAGAGGTAGTGGGTATGTACCGCAAGCTGGCCGCCGTGGAATCACAGCTCAACCGCGCCAAGGGTGAAGCCCGCAACGAGCGCAACCGCGAAGAAGCCTGCCACGCCGCCGCCGATGACATCATCGCGGCTTTTGATGCGGCCGTGATGGCCGAGGATCTGGACGAAATGGAGCGCATCGTCGCGTCCGTCGAAGCCAGCAACAACCTTGAACTGCAACGCGCCGTACTGGCCAAGCTGGAAGCATAGGGGGCTCACCATGGACCTAACCCAAGCCATCCAGCACCGCGACATGCTCCGCGCCAACGGCGTGAAATGCCAGCTGCGCCATGCCGGCGGGCTCTGGTCCGTGCTGATCGCTTACGTCGATTACTGAAAGGAACGCGCAATGACTCTATTCAAGCATGGCGGCACCTGTGCCAGCCGGCAGACATGGCTGCAACGCCATGACAAGGCTGTCAGTCTCACCGTATCGGCAATCCTGCTGATCGTCACATTCACTGTTATTCAGCTGGAAGCCTGAACCATGACCAAGAACGACCTTCCTCTGTTTCATTCCCTGAGTGGCATGGTGTTTCGCGTGGTCGCTGAATTTCCTCATACGCCCGAAGGTGAGAAGCAAGCTAACAACTACATGCAGACCACCAACTATGCCGGTTTGCTGGATATTGTGGGCGATCGCCTGCTAATTGCAGACGGGCGGGAGCGTGGCCGCATGATGGGTTCGCCCAAGCCGGTTCCCCTGCTTTGCACCTGTTGCGGCGCCCGCATGATAGGTCGTCAGTTTCATAATCAAGACACCGGCTTTGGTCTGTGCAACGACTGCGTAGATTACTGCGCCGAGCGCTCCACCAGCTCCGAACAATTCCAGCAAACCTATGGCCTGCGCGGCGTCCACTACGAGGTTCCTCAACCATGAAAACCGACTTCATCATCTTGCGTGCCGACGGCACCCAGCTTCACCAGTCGATCGACCTGCCGGAAGAGCCCGGGTATGACGCACTGCGCGCCATTGTCGAGCCCGTCATAAACGGTCACTTCGAGCATGCCCGCGTGTCATACGAGGGTCAGCTTGCCAGTATGTTCGTTGACGAAAGCGGCCTGCTGAACGGCCTGCCGCGCAACGAGCGCGCCACGGAGATCTACCGCGCGTACTGGTTGAGCAAGCACCCGGGCACCAACCCGGAGTCGCTGAGCTACATCGCCGGCGACGTCGTGCTGTTCACCCGCAACGTCTGGTTCTAGGAGCAGAAGCATGAGCAAGGGACAGGAAGAGTTGAAGCCGTGTCCGTTTTGCGGCGGGGAGGCGCGACTTGATCAGCGCGTAACACAGAGCCTTTGGAATAGCAGCGATGCCGTTTTTTCGCACGTTGCCTGTGACGAGTGCGATATTAGCGGTCAAGACTTCTGCGATGACCCTGACGGCGAAGAAGCTATCGAGTGGTGGAACCGCCGCGCACAGCAAGCCCCGGCAGACCAGGAGCCGGTGGCGTGCCCATACTGCGGAGAGCCGTCATCAGCGAACTGCGATCAGAGTTACCCGCACCCGACAGCCGAGCCAGCCCCGGCAGAGCAGAACCAGTGCGATGGGTGTCGGGCAGGCCTCCCAGTTGATGATTTCGGAATGCACCGGATGGGCACCTCCTTGGGTTATAGCGACCCCATGATGTGCCAAGCCGGTAAATACACAGCCCCCATCGCAGCCGAGCCAGCCCCGGTGCAGGATGAGCAGGCTATCTACGAATGCGCTGGATGCGGCACGGTTACTCGGGATGCAGCCGCGCAGATGGCCCTCTACAAACGCGCTGGTGCTATTTCATGCTGCCCGGAGCGGAACATGGTGCCACTCGCCCGCCCCGCGCGGGCCGCACCGCAAGCCCCGACAGAGCAGGCGGAATGCAAATGCAGCATGTCGATAAAGGTGCTCGGTGATGGATGCTCAGTATGTAATCCGGATTACCTGGCCGAGATACTTGCTGAGCAGGCAGCGGCGCCGCAGGCCCCGGCAGAGCAGGCGGTGCAGAGCGGCCTAGTTGATGCAGTGGCGGAGGCTGTGAAATATCTGGACAGCAGCGAGCTGAATGCGATCGGCAGCGGATCGATCTTGCACCGCGAAATGCGCCAAGCGCTTGCTGACTATCACGCAGCACTAGCCAAGCATGGGGAGGCAAGCCATGACTGAGTACAAGGTTGTGCCGTTAGTATCGGATGGATTTGTGCAGGGGCCAGAGGCAAGGGAAACTGGAGCCTGGGAATCTGCGCGCATCGGAGACTTTAACGCCGGCTGGAACGCATGCCGCGATTCCGTCTTAACTCTGCTGGAGAAGGCCGCCTACATGGAGCTTGATACAACGAAGCGCAGCATTGCAATTCAAGACCAGCTCCGAGCCATGCTCGCCGCCTCCCCCGACACCGGCATGGTCGCTGTGCCGAGAGAGCTGCTGGAGCAGAGCGCCCCTATCATCGCCGACAACAGCAAGGCGCTGGCTGCTGCGCTGGAGCGGGTGTCGGAGCTGGAGAAGGCGTTATCGACTGCACGTTATCGCGTTGAATCCGGGCGTGTATGGGGAGGCATGGGGTGGACGTTGACCGGGCTTCATGCAAGTCAGCAGCAGAAGGTGCTGGATGTAATCGACGCAGCACTAGCCAAGCATGGGGAGGCAAGCCAATGAGCCTGCCCGGTATCACTGTCACGCGCCGCAAAGAGCAGCTAAGCAAGCGGCTCCGGCCAAAATCAGAAGCCGCACCCTGGGTGATAGCCGAAGTGAAGAAGCTGGAAGCCCGCATTGCCGAGCTGGAAGCATTCGCCCAGCAGTGTGCGGATATGTCCGGCGGCATGGTCAGCGGCAACTGGCTGTCATTACACGCCAAGGAAGCATTGGAGAAGGCAAAGCTATGAAAAACGAAGCAAAGCAGGGTCTGCGCTCATTCGAGGACAAGCAGGCAACCATGATACTGATGATGCTCTACCCGCTGGAGTCAAACACTGCGCTCGAACAGTTTGACGTCGTTGCGCGAGACGTCCCGGGCGAGCAGAAGGGAGTTAAGCGTTTTCTCGATCAGGGCCGCGAGATTGGCGCTGTTCCGGTGCGCCCGCAAAGCGCGTACACGTTCGACGGGTCTGACAAAGACAGGTTGTTCACGATAGATCATGGTTCGCTGTTGCGGCACCCGGCCGAGATACTGGGCAAGCGGTCTGAGGTCATTCTGACCTTTGAGGAGGGTTTGATCCGCTGGTGCTGCTTCATCCGCAAAGACAAGCCGCGCAAAGTGCTGTGCCATGAGAAGGTTCACGCCTTCTACGAGTTTCACTGCATGGACGGCGACGAGAACGGCTGGCAGGAGTATCAGATCCGCGCTATAGGGTTCAACAAGGCAGGGCGCCCGCTGATGATGCGCATGGAAGGTACGATGGGCAGCATGGGCGCAGACGGTCAGGCGGCCATTGTGGCGGCCAGCATCATCGAGGATGCGCATAGATCGGGCGCAGTTATGGCTACCCTGGAAGCTGATGCCAAGATCACCTTCCCGATATCGGTAGACGAGTACAAGCAGTTCCTGGCCGAGCGCGACGGGTTCAAGAACACCCCGACGGGGCGCCGCAACTCCATCCTGCATTTCTGCAACAACCACGCGAGAAAACGCGGAGAGAAGCTGGTGGAAGTGAAGGCGCATACGCGAGGCGCCAGAGTGTTCGAGACCGGCGGCATGACACTGACCTTGACGCCGCCGGCCGAGTGGGAGGGCGCATGAAACTCGAGAGACGCATCGCCCTGGCGAACGCGGTGAAATTCTACGATCAGTGCAAGGCCGACAAGAACGCGGTCGAAACCGGCGCGATGAATGATGCCCATGAATGGCTGATCGAGGCAGCCCGGGAAGCATTGGCCGAGGACGCCTACCCGAACCCGGATGACTACAACCCGGATCCGGCGTACATGATTAACCTACGGGAGCGCGCCGGGCTCACCCAGGTACAGCTGGCGCAAAGGCTACGGCTAAGCCGCAGGGTAATCCAATACTACGAGGGTGCGGATTCGACGCACCGTAACGCCCCGTTCGCCTACCAGCTGGCGCTTGAATCACTGGTGAGGCCGTGATCGAGTCAGTATTGAAACCCAAGGAGCCCAGTAACCCGGCGTGGAAGGCGTACCGCGTAGATATTCAAACAGGCTTCGCCGCCATAGGCTTCTACCATGAGCGGCTGGGCTTGCGCGTCATCAGCGCTATCGAGACGGTGGAGCCCGAGATAGGCCCGGAATATCACCTATCAGTCAGTCGTGTGGGCAGTAAAGCCCCCAGGCGCTGTAGCGCGGACGAAGCCCGCATGGTACTCAAGCAGTTTGATGCCGAAGCCGCGACCGAGGACAACCATAGCCCGGTAATCCGTAACTACTGGCTGCCGGTGGATGAATCGCTGCAAGGTATCGAGTGCGAGTGCAAGCCGCTTGAGGCCGCTATCGTCGAAGGTGACTTTGAATGGCGGCCGCTGACGCAAACCGTTGTCGATAAACGCAAGCGCGGCATGTTCCCATAACCGAAACATAGCGATATCATCACCGCTCACAGCCGGGAGGCTGCGCGGTGGATCGTTCCTAGCTTATCGTTACTGCCAAGGCGGGAGTGGCTAACCCCGTCAGTCGGAAGCCCGAGGCAAGCTCCACGAATCCTACCCGGGCGGCTCTGACCGAATAGTCCACGCTAAGGACTGTCCCGCCGATCTGGCTCCGCTGCACACGGATGACCAGATCAGGCGAGACACGCTCCCCCAGCCCACGAATCCCGCAACCCGGCAATAGACCACGCCTATCAGCACCTAGTTGCAAATTGATCCAGACTGTTCACAATAGGCAAACACGAACAGCACGACCGGATCGCCCTGCCATGGCTACACCTGACCAACCCCTAGACGCCAGAGAACAACGATTCGTTGATGAATACGTTGTCGACCTGAATCCCGAGCGCGCGGCTATTGAGGCGGGTTACAGCAAGTCCACGGCCAGGACCGTCGCGTATACATGGTCTAGCAATGATAAGCGCAAGCCGCATGTCTACAACGCAATCAGGGCGCGACTGGAAAAGCGTGCAGAAGTGACGAAGGTTACCGCCGACATGGTACTGGCTCGCTACTGGCAGATCGCAACGGCAGATCCGAACGAGCTGATTCAGTACCGCCGCACCTGTTGCCGGCATTGCTACGGCGAAGGTCACGCCTACCAGTGGATCGATGACGCGGAGTACGAGCGCGCCATCCACAACGCCACGATCAACGATACCGAGATTCCCGAGGACGACGGCGGCTACGGCTACAACCCTACGCTGTCACCGCATGCCTTGTGCCCCAAGTGCTTCGGTGAAGGCCATGGCCAAGTCCACGCCAACGACACCCGCAAGCTATCGCCCGAGGCTCTGGCGCTGTATGCCGGCGTTAAGCAGACGAAGGAAGGCTTCGAGATTAAGACCCACGACCAGCTCAACGCGCTGGAGAAGGTTGCGCGCCTGCTGGGCATGTTCAAGGAGTCGCTGAATCTGGACGTGGACGACAAGAGCGCGCTAGGCCAGCTACTGCGCAGCGCCGCCGGCCACACGATCCAGCCGGTTCAGGACGACGACTGATGAAGCCAGGGCGCTTGCAGCTTGTCCGGCCCTATGTACAGCGCCAAGCACGCCAGCTCGGTGCGCCTGCTGATGGGATTCGTACCGTTTTCCATGTTGCGGTATGTCTCCTCGCTCACTTCCAGAGAAGAGGCGGCATCACGCTGCGTGCCGCCCATGAGTTCACGCCAGCGCTTCAATTCGGTAGCAACCACAAGTTTTTCGCCTATATGACCGGGTTAAACCGCAATTATACCCAAGAAACTTGGGGTTTGCCCCATGGCTAAGCTGACCACGTTCCCGCCGCTGGAGGAAATCACCGACGACGACACGCTGGCCGAGGCCATGAAAGACCCCATGTGGCGCCTGTCGAACCTGTATTGGATTCTGATTAAGTCCGATGACGGCGAAGGCGACGGGCTGCGCATGAAGTTCAAGCCCAACCGGGCGCAGCGCAAGCTGCTCAAGCGCGTCTGGCACCGCAATGTCATTCTCAAGGCCCGCCAGCTCGGCTTTACCACGCTGATCGCCATATTCTTCCTCGATTGCGCCCTGTTCCGCGCCAACGTCCGCGCCGGCATCATCGCCCAGGACTTGCCGGCGGTAGAGACCATCTTTCGGGATAAGGTCAAGTACGGCTACGACAGCCTGCCCGAAGCGATCAAGGCCAAGTTCCCGCTCAAGACCGAGACCAAGCGCGAGCTAGTGTTCGCCCACAACAACTCGTCGATCCGCGTCGGGACGTCGATGCGCTCCGGTACGCTGCAATACCTGCACGTTTCCGAGTTCGGCAAGATCGGCGCGAAGTTTCCAGAGCGGGCCCGGGAGGTCATCACCGGTTCGATACCTGCCCTGGCGCAAGACGGCATCCTGTTCATCGAATCCACGGCCGAAGGTGCCGAGGGCGAGTTCTACGAGATATCCGAACGCGCCCGCAAGCTGGCCGACTCCGGCAAGAAGCTAAGCGTTAAAGACTACCGGTTCCACTTCTACCCATGGTGGGACGCGCCCGATTACCGCGCTGACCCGGATCTGGTCATCATCACCAAAGAGGACGACGAGTATTTCGATAAGGTGGAAGCGGATATGCGCACCACCATCGATATCGAACAGCGTGCTTGGTATGTGATGACCAAGGAAGCGGAGTTCAGCGGCGACGAACAGAAGATGTGGCAGGAATTCCCATCGACGCCAAAAGAGGCATTCCAGCGCTCGACCGAGGGCTGCTACTACGCCGTCCAGATGACCAAGATGCGCAAGGAGAAGCGCATCACCCGCGTGCCGTACACCCCAGGCTACCCGGTCAACACCTTTTGGGATATCGGCAAGTCCGACGGTACCGCCGTGTGGTTCCACCAGCATATCGGCCAAGAGCATCGCTTTATCAACTTCATCGAAGGATGGGGCGAGCCCTATTCCTATTTCGTCACTGAAATGCAGAAGCTGGGCTATGTGTGGGGCGATCACTACCTGCCGCACGACGGCACCCACGTTCGCCAAGGCCAGGACTACGACAGCCAGCTATCGCCGCAGGAAATGCTACACAACCTGGGCCTGCGCAATATCGAGATTGTTCCGCGCGTGGAAGAGCTGCAACACGGCATCCAGACAACCCGGGACAAGATGGCGGTCGCCTGGATCGACGAGACCAACTGCGCCAAGGGCATCGTTCACCTTGACCGCTACCAGAAGCAACGCAACCGCAGCACTGGCGGGTTCACGGACAAGCCGGTGAAGCATGACGGCCACTCGGAGGCGGCTGACGCCTTCCGGCAGTGGGCGCAAGGCTATTCAACCCCCTCAGTACGCGCCGGCACCCGTCCGAAGCGCCGCAATCGTTCAGGAGCCGTCGCATGACCCAAGATATCCACAACCTGCCAGACCTAGACCTGACCATGACGCACTTTGTCCACGAGCTGGGCGAGTTCACCCTGTACGGCTCATGGTATGGCGATCAGCGCCGGCCCTGCCTTGCCGTGCTGCCTACGCGCATGACCGAGGGTTCATTGCCGCTGGTGATACTGGTGGACGACGCATGGAAGTGGAACCCGGACGACCCGGACGCCCAGCCCGCCAACAACCGCCGGCAGATCGGCCAGTTCTTCTACGTCAACCGCATCAGCGATCCCAATGGTTTCACCGCCATGAACGTCGTGTCGCTGATACACAGCCGCCTGGGGGATCTGCTGTTCATACCACCCAAGCCAACGAACCGCGTAGTCGTGGCCGATGCCCTGCGCACCGACGAGAGCGGCAAGGTCATTCACATGGAGGTATCGCGCAATGTTTGACGACAACCAAGTCGCATGGGGCGAGGTCAAGCGCGGCGATGCCTTCGACCGCAACGCCATGGCCGCACCGAAAGGCAAGGGCGGCAAGAAGGAACACCCGCTTGATAGCGCCCGCATGGTCTCGCTACACCGCAAGCTGTTGGGCATGTACGAACGCGAGCTGGAGCGTCAGGGCCGCAACCGCATGGAAATGGCGGTCGACGAGGACTTTTACGACAACATCCAGTGGGATGAAGCGGACGCGGCGCTATTGAAAGAGCGCGGCCAGATGCCGCTGGTATTCAACGTCATCAGCGCGTCGATCAACTGGGTGCTGGGCACCGAGAAGCGCGGGCGCAGCGACTTCCGCATTCTGCCGCGGCGAAAGGAGGCCGGTAAGGCTGCCGAGCGCAAGACGCAGCTGCTCAAGTACCTGTCCGACGTCAACCGGTCATCGTTCAGCAAGTCTCGAGCTTTTGAAGATGCGGTCAAGGTCGGTATCGGCTGGATTGAGTCGGGCGTTCAGGACGATGACGACGGTGAACCGGTATATGATCGCTACGAGAGCTGGCGCAACGTAGTCACTGACAGCACCGGGACCGAGCTGGATCTATCGGACGCGCGCTACCAGTACCGCAGCAAGTGGGTGGATCTGGACGTGGCCGAGGCCATGTTTCCCGAGCGCGTGGGCGTCTTGCGTCGCTCTGCCCAGGCTCACAGCTATTCCGGCGTCGACAATCAGGGTGACCAGCCGATGGACTCGGCTGAAATGGAGAACGAGGCCAATACCGGCGCCAGCTCGATCACTGGCACCTATGAGCGTAAGCGCGTGCGGCTGATTGAGGGCTGGATCCGCTTGCCGACGAAGATCAACAAGCTGCGCGGCGGCGAGTTCGGCGGCGAAGTGTACGACGAGTACAGCCCGGGGCACGTCGAAGCGGTCGAGAGCGGCCAGTCGGTGCTGGTCAACCGGGTGATGATGCGCATGCACTGTTGCATCTTCACCGCTGACGCCATGCTGTTCTGCGGTGAAAGCCCGTACCGCCACAACCACTTCCCGCTGACGCCGATCTGGTGCTACCGTCGCGGCCGCGATGGCCTGCCCTACGGCATGATCCGGGGCATGCGTGACATTCAGTACGATATCAACAAGCGTGCGGCCAAGGCTCTGCATATCCTGTCGAGCAACAAGGTCATCATGGACGAAGGCGCGGTAGAGGATCTGGACGCCTTTGCCGAGGAGGTCAGCCGCCCGGATGCCATTATCGTCAAGAAGTTTGGCAAGGAGCTGGTACTGAACGCTGACCGCGAGCTGGCCAGCGCGCACATGGAAATGATGTCGCGTGACATTGCCATGATCCAGCAGCTATCCGGCGTCACCGACGAGAACCTGGGCCGGCAGACCAATGCTACCAGCGGCAAAGCCATCGGTCTGCGCCAGCAACAGGGCTCAATGGCCACCGCCGGTATCTTCGACAACCTGCGACTGGCGACACAGATCCACGGCGAAAAAATGCTTAGCCTCATGGAGCAGTATTTCAGCGAGGAAAAGCAGTTCCGCATCACCAACATGCGCGGCAATGCCGAATACATCACGATCAACGATGGCCTGCCCGAGAACGATATCATCCGCACCAAGGCTGACTTCATCATCAGCGAAGCCGACTGGCGCGCGACCGTGCGCCAAGGCCAGACCGAAGAACTGATGGCGCTGTTGGCGCAGATGGCACCGGTAGCCCCGCAGCTGGCTATGGTAATGATCGACCTGATTGTCGAGGAAATGGATATCGGAAACCGCGACGAGCTGGTAAAACGCATCCGCCAAGTGACCGGCATGCGCGACCCGGACGCCGAGGAGCTGACCCCCGAGGAGCAGCAAGCCGAGAAGGCCAAGACCATTCAGGCGCAGCTACAGCAGCGCGCCCAGCTGGCCGAGATTGCCGACAAGGAAGCCAGCGCCGCACAGAAGCAGGCCAAGGCCGCCGAGTCCCAGGCCAATATCCAGAAGGTCATGGCCGCCCTGGCTTCGGACAACACCGAAACGCAGCGCAAAGCGATCGAAGTCGCCCAGCTGATGCTTGCCAACCCCTACACCGCCCCTGTTGCCGATACCGTTCTGCACGAATCCGGCTTTGTCTCGCGTACCGAGCAGGAGCTGAACGCCGAGCAGCTGGCCGCGCAGCAAGCGGAGGAGCAGGCCATGGCCGAGGCGCAGGCTATGCAGGAACAGCAAGCCGCGCAACAAGAACAAGCCGCCGCCGGCGGTCAACCCGCGCCCCAGGGCGCACCCGTAGCATGAGGAAAAGAGCATGACGTTCAAGACTGACCAACTACCCGACTACATGCAGCGCGTCGTCATCGAGAAAGCCGAGCTGGACGACAAGATAGCCAAGCTGGCGGCGTTCGTTGATGCGCACCCGCAAGGCGCCACCGACATATCCGGCCATGAGCTACTGGAAAACCAGCTAGACGTCATGCGCATGTATTCAAAGGTACTGGGCATGCGCCTGGACCTGTTCACCACCACTAAGACCGAGGAATGACACCATGGCCTTGAGCAAAGAAGATCTTGAGCTGATGACCGACGAAGAGCGTGCCGGCTACGAAGAGGATCTGAACGAAGAGACCGGCGGCGAAGAAGAGACCGACGGCGAGCATGACGGCGAAACCGATGGCGAGAACGATGGCAACGACGAAGGCGCCGACGGCGAGAACGAGGACGATGGATCCGATGACGGTTCCGATGACGAGGGTGCCGACCAAGGCGGCGATGACGGCCAGGATGCTGGCGACGATACTGGCGGCGACGATGCCGGCGACGACGAAGGCGGCGAGCCCTTGCCGCAAGCCCCGGTCATCGAAGGAGTCGAGGAGAAGCTAGCCGGCTTCGAGACTACCCGTACCGAGCTGGAGCGCCAGTACGACGAGGGCGAGCTGACCACGACCGAGTACATGAAACAGCTGCGCGCCGTCGACAAGGAAGAGGACGCGCTGAACTGGCAGGTACGCGAAGCCGAGCTGGAGTCGCGCCGGCTGAACGACGTGGTGAATACCAAGTGGTACACCAACGTCGAGACGTTCCTTGGCGAGCATACCGAGATTCAGCGCAGCAAGCTGACCATGAATGCCTTTGACCAGATTGTCCGCGAAGAAACGGCCAAGACGATAGAGAAGGGCTATCAGCCGGGCGAACGTGATTTGCAGCGGGCCTATACGCGCTGGCGCGAAGAGCTGGGCTACGAGCAGGCGCCTGCGCCACCGAAGCCGAAGAAGGATGACCCGGCACCGAAGCGGGATGCGGCCAAGCCGCAGCGTCGCCCGCTGCCGCCGTCACTGGCCAAGGTGCCGGCGGCCGACATGAACGACACGGACGATGGCGAGTTCGCGCACCTTGACCGGCTGGCCGACACCGACCCCCTGGGTTTCGAGGCCGAGCTAGCCAAGATGCATGATGCCGTCCGCGACCGTTACATGCAGAGCTAAGGAGACCTATAACAATGGCCCTGAAAATAGACTTACGCCCTGGCGAAGTGCTGACGATAGGCGGCGCCACGATCAAGCTGGTCAAGAAGTCTGGCCAGCTGGCCAGCCTCGTTATCGAAGCCGACAAGAGCGTGCTAATCGATGGGCCGAAAAAGGATCAGGAGGCCCGCCATATAACGGCGGGCGCCTAATCACAATCGTTTGTCTTTTGCAAACGCTTAATCCATAATCCAAGCGAGCGCTGCGCAAGACGTGCGGTATCACGCAACCAATTGCAAAACCCGCATGAGGGCACAGCGCCATGTCGCAAACTGTCATTGCTTTCGGAGATCCGAAGGCGCAAAAAAAATGGTCCGGCCAGTTGTTCGTCGAGACCGTCAAGAAATCCTACTGGGAGAAGTTCATTTCCACGTCGGAGAACGCCGTTATCCAGCGCAAGACCGAGCTGGATAGTGATTCGGGCGACCGTATCAGCTTCGACCTGTCGGTCCAGCTGCGCGGCAAGCCGACTACCGGTGACGCGCGCGTCAAGGGTAAGGAAGAATCGCTCAAGTTCTTCACCGATGAAGTGATCATCGACCAGATCCGCAAAACCGTATCGGCCGGCGGCAAGATGACCCGCAAGCGTACCGCGCATAACCTGCGCCAGATCGCCAAGGAACGTCTGTCCGAATACTGGTCGCAGTACATCGATGAAATGTACTTCATGTACCTGTCGGGTGCGCGCGGTCTGAACGAAGATTTCATTGAGACCGTCGACTACGCAGGTCACGCGGGTAACCCGCTGCGCGCTCCGGACGCTCAACACGTCCTGTACGCCGGCGCCGCTACCAGCAAGGCCACGCTGACTGCCGCTGACACCTTCAACCGCGACTTGGTTGAGCGTGCAACGGTCAAGGCACGCATGATGCGCTCGAAGGATCCCAAGACCGCCAACCTGTTGCCGATTAGCGTTGACGGCGGCAAGCACTACGTCGTGGTGATGACTCCGTTCCAAGAGCATGACATGCGCACCGAGACCGGCGAGCGTGGCTGGCTGGAAATCCAGAAGGCTGCCGCTGGCGCCGAAGGCCGCAAAAACCCGATCTTCAAGGGCGGCATGGGCATGATTAACAATGTCGTGCTTCACAGCCACGAGTCGGTTATCCGCTTCGGTGACTACGGCGTAGGCGGTAACGTCGCCGCAGCCCGCGCGCTGTTCCTCGGCAAGCAGGCTGGCGTTTGCGCGTTCGGCACCGCCGGCGGCATGCGCTTCACTTGGAAAGAAGAGCTGGATGACTTCGACAACGAGCCTGTTGTCTGCGCCGGCACCATCCTGGGTATCAGCAAGTCGCGCTTCAACGGCCGTGACTTCGGCGTTTGCGCGCTGGATACCGCTGCCTCTGACCCGAACGTCTAAGCCCAGGCTTAGGCGTTTCACCGAACTAGCCGCAGGAGGCTAACAACATGGCTTTGAAACAATCGGCATGGGCTAAGGGGATCGTCCAGACTCCGCGCCCGCAAACGCACGGCGCCGTTCACGTCGCCCTGTTCACCTTCATCGTAGACGCTGCCCTGGCAAGCGCTGACGTGATCGAGATTGGCGAGCTTCCACCCTTCGCCCGCATCGTTGACGCCCGCGTGTTCACCGAAGGCACGTTCACCGGCATTACCGGCACCGTCGGTATCGTGTCCGGCGAATACGGCTACATGGACGATGCGCGTACCAGTAACGACGTGATCTTTTCCGGCGCGGATCTGACGCAGGTACAACGCATGACCAACCCGGCCGGTCTGCTGCTGGCTCCGACCGAGCAGGCGCGCGGCATTGGCGTCAAGGTCTCGGCAGCGGTGCCCGCCGCAGCAGGCAAGAAGATCCACGTCCAGCTGATGTACACCCAGTAAGACGTGCCGAAGGCCGGGGGAAACCCCGGCTTTCTACCATTCAGAGCAGGGACCAACCAATGAAAATAGAATCACTACGTCGCCGCCCAGGCGGTACTGTTGTTGAGCTTGAAACCACCGTCTACCGTTTCCAGCCGACCCCGGATGACCCGCGCCATCAGGCCGACGTCGAGATTAAATCCCATATTGAGCGGTTCCTGTCGATTCCCGAGGGCTTCCGCGAATTGGATGGCGTGACCGAAGCCAACCCACTCAAGAGCAGCAGGGTCCACGCGGCCGTGTACGACTTGCCCGATGGCAGCCGTATGACCCTGGCCGAGCTGACGTCGCGCGCATTTCGCGAGTCTGGCCTGGGTGTTACCGAGTGGAACAACCTGTCGGATGAAGAAGCCTACGAGCAGATCGATACCACGCTGCGCGAAATCAAGTACGAACTGGTCCACGAGGACAACGAGCCCGCCGGCGACACCGAGAACACACTGGTGCCCGAGCAGGACGACGAGCCCGAGCAGGTTCTGGACGAGGAACCGGCCGACGACGAGCAGGACGAGGCGCCGAAAGAGGAGCCAGAGCCCGCCGTCAAGGAAAGCGAGCAAAGCGACAAGCCTGCTGGCGATTCTGACAAGGTAGAAGGCGCTGCCGTCAAGGCGAACGCGGATCTGGACAGCATGAGCCGCGAAGAGCTGGAGGCGCGTTACGAGGCGCTGTACAAGCGCAAGGCCCATCATCGTGTCGGGGATCCCCGCTTGCGCGAACTGATTGCCGAATACGAAGCGGAGTAAGGCATGCAACGCTACCTTGACACGGTTATCGACCCGAAAGGCAACGCCGTCGCGGGGGCAATGGTCTACGTCCGCACGCTGAACGGCGAACTGGCTGCGATATTTTCCAGCAACGGCGCGCAGGCCAAGAGCAACCCGTTCACAGCCAACCTGTACGGCGAGTTTTCATTCTACGCCGCCAACGGTCGATACAATGTCGAGGTAGCAGTGGGCGGGCTGGTCATGTCGACCCGCGAGGACGTGACGCTATTCGATGCGGCCGACGTTATCCCGGGCATTACCGGCACCCAGGCTACCCACGGCGAGCGCCTGACCGATCTGGAAACGCTGACCGGCGAGCATGCGGCCACGCTTGAGGCCCAGGCGCTGACGCTGACCGGGCACGGCCAACAGCTGGCCGACCAGCAAGCCGGGCTGGAGGCGCAAGGTCTGACCCTGGCCGAGCTGGATACGCGCACCGCCACCATGCAGGAAAGCGGCGGGACCGCCATCACGGCGCTGCAAAACCGGGCGCTGGCGCTGGAGGAGTCCGACGCATCGCAGAATACCCAGCTGTTGTCGCTGGCCGAACGCACGTCGACTCTGGAAGAGACCGGCGGCTCGCCGGATCTGACCGAGGTCAACACGCGCCTGACTACGCTGGAGCAGGCCGACCAGACCCAGGGCTCACGCCTGAACGCGCTGGAGGCGGTCGATCCGCTGATCGTCACCGACATTCTGGATGTGCTGACGTCGACCGACACCACCAAGGCGCTGAGCGCCAATCAGGGCCGCGTCATCAAGGCGTCGATTGACAGTATGGTCGCCCTGCTACAGTCCGACGAACTGACGCTGGACACGCTACAGGAAATCGTCGATTTCATTCAGCTCAACCGCGCGACGCTGGAGACCCTGGGCATTGGCAACATTGCCGGGCTGACGGCGGAGCTTGCAGACAAGGCCAGCCTTGCGGCGCTGGACGGCAAGGTCGATAAGGTCGCCGGCAAGCAGTTGTCCACCGAGGACTACACCAGCGCCGAAAAGACCAAGCTGGCTGATCTCAAGCCATGGGTAGGTATGACCGCAGCCCAGTACGCAGCCGCGACCAAGGATCCTGATACGCTCTATGTGGTAGCGGGCTGATGCCGCTGCTATCGGACGCCAGCGCGATTTATGTCGGCAGCACCGAAGCCGATCGCGTGTACCTGGGCTCAACACTGGTATGGGAAAAGCAGGTTACCGACCCGGCATCATCGTTCCCGGTCTCGCCGCTGGCGCTGTACGACTTCTCCGACCTGTCGACCCTGTTCCAAGACTCGGCCGGCACCATACCGGTTACTGCGCACGGCCAGCGCGTAGGCCGCGTGGTGGACAAGTCCGGCAATGGCTTGCACCTGACCACCAGCGACTCGCGCCGCCCCGAGTACCGCGAAGTTCATGGCAAGCGCTGGCTGTATCTGAATGGCGTCGATCAGGATATGGACGTCAACATGCCGCAGATCGATGAAGAGCTGGTCATCGCCGCCGGCGCACGGATTGACGTCGAGCCGACCACCAACGGCCAGATATTCGGCGTGGCCAGCAACGTCTACGGTCTCGCCACCCTGTATGTACGCGCCAGCTCCACCAACCGGTGGGGCTTTAGCCGATCGTTCCTCAGTACCGGATCCGGCGGCGCCATCCTGTCATCCAACACCCGCCCTGTGCCCGAGTTCGCCGTGGTGCGCGGCATGGCTACGCGCAGCGGTACGAGCAAGCTGTATCGCAACGCCGAAGAGATTGGCTCCGGCAGCCCGGGTAGCGTGCAGATCGCCGCGCAGACATGGAACCTGGGCAACAGCGCCAGCTCGAGCATTTTGCGCTATCGCGGTTTGATTAGCGGCGTCGCCCTGTATGCCCGAGCCTTGAGCCCGGCCGAGGTCATCACGCTGGATCAGTTCCTGGCTGAACGTACCGGCGTGACGCTGTAATAGCGGCGATCTATCAGGCGAACGGGTATAGTTGGCCAAATCTGTTTGTTGCTACAATCGAAACGCGCCAATTCCGAGCAAGCGAGGTCTGCCAGTGGCTATTATCGTTAACGTGCTACAAGGTGAAACGGTACTGCCGGCGGCCGACGTGGTGCGCAAGTGCGGCATGCTGTTGCAGGACGAAAAGCACGTCCGCTGGCCCGTTGCCGAGCTGATCGACTGGATTAACGAGGCGGTGCGCGCCATCGTCAACATTCGTCACGCCGCCGGCGAACGCCGTGTGGTCCTGTCGCTCGAGTCGGGCGCCCGCCAGACCCTGCCAATCAGCTGTATCCAGCTGATGGCTATTCACTGCAACAACGATCAGGACGATTACCCGGGGCGCGCCATCACCATTGCCAGCCGCAGCGCCCTGGACCTGACCTTCCCTGACTGGATGGCACAGCCGCAGAAGGCCGAGGCCCGCCAGTACATGGTCGACGAGCGTGCGCCCAACGTGTTTTGGATCTACCCGCCGGCGAAGGCCGGTACCCGCGTAACCGCTTCGCTGGCCATGACGCCGGACCCGATCACCGTCGACGATCCGCTGCCTATTGGCGCCGAGTACGAGGACAGCGTTATCAACTACGTCCTGTACCGCTGCTTTGCCAAGGATAGCGAGTACGCCAACGGATCCATTGCCGCCGCCTACTTCAACACCTACGCCCAGTCGCTCGGCATCAAGGCTGACGCGGCCAATGCGACGTCACCGAACAGGAAGCCGACATGACACCGATCGACGAGGTACTGCGCGACATGGCGCCCTACGCCCCGGGCGCACCCGAGCCGGTCATGGTGCTTCATGCGCGTAACGCCGCCATCGACTTCCTGCGCCGCGTGCAGATCTGGCGCGACCATGACGAGTTCGACATTGAGCCGGGCGACCTGGGTGCGGTCTGTGCGCCGGATTACGCGCGCGTCCACCGCTTCACGTCGGTCACCTTCAACGACAAGCCGCTGGAGCCGGTCAGCTTCGAGGCGTTCGAGCGGCTGATTCCCGAATGGCGCAGCACCGCCGATGCCGTGCCGCGCTGGTACTCGCAGTCCGAGCCCAACACCATCGTTGTGGCGCCGCAGGGCACCGGCACCCTGGCCGTGGGTACGATTCTTGTACCCAGTGACGAGGCCGACGTGCTGCCGGACTTCCTGATGGAGCAGTACCGCCGCGATATCGCCCATGGCGGGCTGGCGTCACTGCTCATGCTCCCGGGCCAGCCGTTCACCAATCCCGAGCTTGCCGCCGCCCATGGTATGCGTTTTGCCAAGCGACTCGACGAGCTGTTTTCTTTATCCGTTCAGGGGCAGCAGCGCGCACCCATGCGCACCCGAGCCCGATTCATGTAAGGAGTTTCACCCATGGCAGCAGCATCGAATTACTTGGAAGGCAAGATTATCGACAACGTACTGCGCGGCGTGTCTTACACCCCGCCAACGGCCGTCTTTGTCTCCCTGCATACCGCCACGCCGAACGACACCGGCGCGGCCGAGGTTACCACCGCAGCCTTTCCGGCCTACGCCCGCAAGGACGCAGCCAACGGCGGCGCAGTCGCGTCAGGCTGGACCCCGCAGTCCGGCGGCTCAAGCAAGAACGCCAACCAGCTGATTTATGCGGTCCACGACGGCGCCAGCGCCATCACCGTGACCCACTTCGGGCTGTGGGATGCCGCCACCGGCGGTAACTTCCTGATTGGTGCGGCGCTGTCCAGCTCGCGCACGCTCAACCCGGGCGACGTGTTCGTGATCGACGCGCAAAAGCTGACCGTGACCGTGCTGTAACGCCATGAATGACTTTGAAATCAATGGCGCGGATATCAACGGCACCCGGGAAGTGTTCTTTCCGGCGTCGACCGCATCCGTTGTATTTCAAAGCACCTTGGACGGGCGCCGCGGCGTCATGGGCGCGGGCCTTGCCAGCGTAGAGCTACAGAGCGATGCGATACCGCAGCTGCGCGTTCGGCTGGAATCGGATGCCGAGCTGGTTATCGACGCCGCCGGCGAGCTGGGCATTGGCCTGGGCCTGACTGGTAGCGCTGCGCTGGAGCTGGACGCCGAGGGCGACGGCACACGCCGCACCTTTGGCGAGGGCGACGCCACGCTGGCCGTGGAGGCCGACGGGCAGGGCTTGCTGGGTGTGTATGCCCAGGGTAGCGCCACGCTAACGGTCGACGCGACGCTGGACGTTCTATCGCGCGTGCTGGGTGAAGGCACTGCATCGATTCAAGCCACCGCCACCGGCGGGGGCTATTCCCGGGTTCGCGGCGAAGGAGCTGCCGAAGTTCGCATGGACGCGACGGGGGAGGTTATCTGTTGGGTGCTGGGCGAATCGGCGGCATCCATCGAAACGCGCGGCACCGGCGAAACGCTACTGGGTATCGCGCTGGCTGGCAGCAGCCTGATCGAGTTCGAGGTCACCGGTGACGGGCGCCTGTCGGAAGATACGGTATTCGCCATTGAGTTCAACGCCAGCGCTGACGGCGAGGTCCGCACGGTTCGCCAGGGTGAGGGTACGGCGTACCTGTTCGTCGATGCCTACGGCTACGGCGCACCGGCCTATACCCGCATGGGTGAGTCGGTCGCGCGGATCCCGTTTGCTGCGTCGGCCCGGGGCAACCTGACGGCGCAGGCGGCCAGCGGTTCGGCAGTGATCGAGCTGCGCGCCAGTCTGGACAATCGCGCCGGCGAGCGCGTGTGGCTCGAAGGCGATGCGGCGATCCGCATTCAGGCGAACGGATCCGGCTACGCCCGGCGCTATCGCTTCGGTGAGGGCGCGGCAGTCATTGAGCTGATCGCCAGCGCCGGCCGGTCAGGCCGTCCCGACGTGATCGATACCTACGTTCGCGCACCTGACGAACGCTATTTTGTTGTGCCGGCCATCAGCCGCGAAAGGAGAGTGTAAATGCTGGGAATCAGGCGCAAGCCGGACGAAAGCCGGATGGATTACGACGTGGACTTTGCCCGGCTGATCCCGGCCGATGACCGCGTTATCAGCATGGAGACGCGCGCAGACGAGGGCATTGAACTGGCCTCGTCGCAGCTGTTCGGCAATGTCGTCAAGGTCTGGCTGGCCGGCGGCACGGCGCGTAAAACCTATACCGTGACGGTGCTGGCCACTACCCAGCAAGGCCGCATCGTCGAAGAATGTTTCAAGATCCGCGTAACGGAGTGCTAAGCCCATGGCTTTAATGATTAAGAACAACGCATCGAGCCAGCTTGCCGCTTCGCTGACTACGACTGCTACCGCCCTCTCAGTCACCCCGGGTCATGGCGCGCGTTTCCCGCAGCCCGGCGGCAGCGACTGGTTCCCGCTGACGCTGGTCAAGGCCGACGGCACGCTGGAAATTGTGCGCTGTACTGCGCGCAATGGCGACAGCCTGACCGTTGTCCGCGCCCAAGAGGGCACCGCGGCCCTGGCTTTTGCCGCCGGCGACCGCGTATCGCTGCGCCTGACCGCTGGCGCCATGCTGGATCTGCCCGTCAACGCAGCCAACCTGCAGGGTGTCGTACCCGCCAGCGCTCTGTCGGGCTACTACAATATCGTAAGCACCGGGGCTTATTACGCCACGCGGCTGGAGTACGACTACACCATCAACGGCGTGGTATTCAACGGCACCGGCAATATCACTGTTGCCGACAGCACCAAGCTGCCGTTGACCGGCGGAAGTCTCAGCGGAAACCTTGAGATCCGCAACCAGTCCCCAACGATCTATTTCCGCGACACGGACAACCCGTCAGCGGCCCTGCATGTAAACGGCAACTTGTTGTACTTCATGTTGGGCGGGGTCGATACGGCAGGATGGACCCTGCTGCCCAACGGAACCTACCCCGTGACGCTCAACTTGACCAATGGCGAACTGGTGTGCGGCGGGTATGGCTATTTCTATGGAGGTGTTGGACAAGCATCTGACGCGCGGCTCAAGCATGATGACGAAACGCTGGTTGACGCGCTGCAAACGGTTTGCGCTTTGCGCGGCGTGCGGTTCAAGTGGAACGCAGACGGGCGCACGGACATTGGGTTTATCGCGCAGGAATTGCAACCGTTACTGCCCGAGCTGGTAACCGAGCGTGAGGACGGCACGCTAGGCGTGAGCTACGGCAATCTGACAGCCGTATTGGTTGAGGCGATCAAGGCGCTGAACGAGCAGCAGTCCGACATTGAATGTCGGCTACGCGCCCTGGAGGGTTGAGCATGGCTTTACCATCGTCCGGAAATTTAACACTGGGCATGATCGCTCAAGAGCTGGGGCTTTCTGCTAACGCGCGTCTTGACTTGGGCGATACGCGAGTCCGCGCGCTGGCCGGCAAGCCAACCGGAAGAATTGAAATGTCGGACTTGTACGGCAAGAGCAATGTCAAGCTGAGCGCGACCATCAACTGCGGGTATCTGGCCGAGTACAACGACGGCAAGGTCATCACCCCGGAGCGCCGCGGCTATGCGATTGCCGAGTTCAATATGGCGGCAATCGGCAGTATGTCGCCGGCGTCGCTTGCCGGATACGGCTTCCTGACAGTCATGGAAGAGTCGTCGGCCGCTTACGAAAGCACGTCTTATTTCACCATCCGCATGAACGGGCATGTCCCGGTAGACCTGTTTACCCGAGCGATCGTGGTGAACGTGCGCGAGTTTGCGGCAAAGAACGGGGTTCATAGCTCCTTCACCAATGCGTCCGGCGCCGTCCAGAACTGTACCGTTTGGAGCTGGCCTCTAGCCATTAACGCGCGTGGCCAGATATTCCCCACGTCCGGCGCGCGCACACTTCAATTGCTTTGAGGGCTTCGCCATGACCAAAAAAGGGAATTTTATGACGATGATGCAAATAGGGCTGCTTGCGCTGATTCCGGCGGCTATCGCCCTGGGTAACGTCTATTGGTGGCTGCTGGCCGTGTTCATGTATGCCATGTACGCCGGGGTGGGCACCGTTGTAACCATGCACCGGCTGCTGGCGCACCGCGCCTTCGAGGCGCCGCAATGGTTCCGCTGGCTGGGCGCGTTCTTCGGCACCGTCGGCAGTCTGCTGACTCCGCTGGAATGGGTACAGCAGCATGTCGACCATCATCGCTACGTCGATACGCCGCAGGATCCGCACTCACCTGTGGTGCTGGGCTGGCGCGCGCTGTTCTTCTGCAATCACAGCCAGGGCACCGGGACGATTGCAGTCATGCGACTGGCCAAAGAGCCGATCATGCGGCTTCTGCATAAGTGGTTCTATCTCGTTCTGGCAATATGGATTGTCAGCTTGTACCTGCTGGGCGGCGTCGAGCTGGTGCTGTTCGGCTGGGCGATTCCCTGTCTGGCGGCCCTATGGGGGCAGATCCTGATTGTGTTCGCCCACGACGATACCGGCGCGAAGAACTCAGGCTGGCTGAATGGGCTGCTGACCTTCGGTGAGAATCGCCACGTCCGGCACCATCAGGATCCGCGCGATATCACCCAGGACGGCATGGCGTACTGGTTTATAAGCCGCATCAGGACAGACAAATGATTAAAGAGATTCGCCGCGTCACGCTCAACACGCCGCCCGACCGGGATGCTTGGGCCTTTCCTGATATCTGGCTGTTCGCCCTGCGCTTGGATCTGCCGATAGGGTCGCGGTATCCGGTCTACATCAAGCATCTGAACAAGGATTTCATGTCCGAGGAAACCGAAAAGTTCGGTGACGTCGCGGCGCTGCGTTCGGTGACCCTCATTGCCCCGGGCGGCTATATCTTGGTCCACAACGACGCGCTGCCGGAGCCTACGCCGTGGCAGGGCTCGCTTAAACCGGTGTGCAATGGCGTGTTCATCGCGGCTACCACGCACTTTGAGGCGCGCATCCCGAGTGAAATGCTGTGCATGAGCCCGCCGCTCAACTGGAAGAACTTTGAGGACAAGGACTTGCGCCGCGAGTTTGTTCCCGCCGGCGAAACCATCCGCTTCGGCAAGGATGACCTGGGCTTTGGCGTGGTATGGGGCGCAAATCAGATGAAGGGCTTTGGCGTCGAGCCCGGTGACGAGCTGACCGTCGACGAGGACACCGTCTTGGCCGTGGTCAGCCGCAAGGCGGTGCCGGCATGACACTGGCCTTGACGCGCGTGGAACTGGACGCGGGCGACGAGTATCGCGTCCGCTTTCGAGACGGATCCCGGGGGGTGTATCTGATCGAGGGAGACTGTTCACCGCTCAAGTACGGCAAGCCCATCAATATCAAGGATGGGCACATGGTTAAGGTCAAGGCAAAACAAAAATCAACCATCGGCGTTATCGGAGAAAAGAAACCATGAGCTTTGTCGATCCCTACGCGCACCCGGTCACCGCGGCGCTGTGTGAAGAGCTGGCCGGCATGCGCGAGACCTTCATCGGTCTGGCCAAAGATATGCGATTCATCGACTGGCCGGAGCCGATCTACGAGGGTAAGTGGGAAGTCAGTTCATTCAAGTATCGGCACCAGATCATTGCCGGCCAGTTCGGTGAGGCAGCTAAAGCGGCGCTCGAGAAATTGGAGGTTGTTCACCGCCCGGAAATCCAGACCTGTGGCTTTTCGCTGTTGCGCCCGGGCGCTGATATCAAGTGGCACATGGGGCAAGCTGGCGATATCTGGCGCCTGCATTTTGGGCTGGTCTGCCCGGAAGGCGATTGCGCGCTACAAGTCTGCGACGAAACCAAGCGCTGGGAGACCGGCGGCTTTTTCATGTTCAATGACCAGAACCTTCACCGCGCCTGGAATCGTACCGAGTCAGACCGGCTGATTCTGCTGGTTGATATCGACAAGTCGAAGCTGGCCGCCTGATGGAGCTGGAACACGGCATAGCCGAAACACGCGAGCGGGTACGCCGGGCGCGCACGTCCGGGGCAACCATAGGGTACATGGTCACGACCGGCGGCCTTCACAGCGCGCATGCGCAGCTGCTCGAAGCGCTGGCGCAGCATGCCGATTACCTTGTGGTCAGCAACATGCCCGATATGTCGTGCCCGATATCCGCCGGCGGCGTCAATCACACGACTTTGCAAGACGCCTTGGTGTGCAAGGGGGCTGGCGTCAGCCTGCTCTATGCGCCCTCGGAAATGGACGTGTACGGCACCGATCGCGCGTCGCTGTACAACGTCACCGCGCGCGGCACCACGGCATCGGTGCTGTGTGGCCGCACCCGGCCGCATATCTACTCGAATATCGCCACGCACGTTCTGCGCATGTTCAACATCGTCCAGCCGGACGTCGCGGTATTCGGTGAGAAGGATTACCAGCAATTCGCCGTCGTGCGCAAAATGGTGGCCGACCTGAATCTGCCGGTGACCCTGCTTAGCGTGCCGACCATCCGCGAACGTGATGGGCTGGCGATGGCTTCGCGCAACCGCGTACTGGATGCCAACGAGCGCGCCCTTGCGCCGCATCTGTACGTTGCGCTGGATATCGTTCGCCAGGGCATTGCCCGCGGCCGCACCGATTACGCCGAACTCGAACGCCAAGCAGCCGCGCACCTGATTGACCATGGCCTTGTTTTGGATTACATCGAGACGCGCCGCGCCGCGGACCTGGAGCGCCCCCAGGCGCCGGATGATGAATTGATTGTGTTTGGCTCGGCCTTCCTGGGCGGCGCGCGACTGGTGGACACGTTGAGAGCCAATGGAACGCAACAAGGGGTACGGATATGGCCATACTGAAACTGACCGGGTTTGCCGGCGAAAACCCCAAGATACTGTCACGCCTGCTACCCAACAACGCTGCGCAGACAGCCATCAACACCCGGCTCAACGATGGCGGGCTGACGCCGATCCGGCGTAGCCGCTTCGCGCACCAGTTTGTCAACGCGCCGAATACCGGAATCACCACGCTATATCGGCACGAAGAGGAATGGCTGGTCTGGCCCGGGACTGTTTACGCCCTGCCCGGCCCGGTCGCTGCCGATCGCCTCTATATCATGGGCGACGGCGCACCGAAAATGCGCATTGGCGGCGTCGAGTACCCGCTGGCCGTGCCGTTCCCGTCTGACAGGCTGACCGCCGCGCTCAGTGGCACCGCTACGAGCGAGCTAGGCTCAACCCGGCTGTACACCTATACGTTTGTCACCGCCTTCGGTGAAGAGTCAGAGCCTGCGCCGTTGAGCGCTGATATCTACTGGAAGCCTGGGCAGACTGTCACGCTCAGCGGCTTTCAGGCGGCGCCGGCTGGTCGCAATATCACGCACCAGCGCATTTACCGCAGCCAGACCAGCCAGACCGGAACCCAGGCGTTCCTCATTGACGAGCGTCTGACCAGCACCGCCGCCTATACCGACACCAAGGGTATTGCCGACTTTGACGAATCGCTGCCTTCGCAGGACTGGAACCCGCCGCCGGCCGGGCTGACCGGGCTGGTCGCGCTACCCAACGGCATGATGGCCGCCTTCATGGGCAAGGATCTGTATTTCTGCGAGCCCTGGCGCCCGCATGCGTGGCCGGAAAAGTACATCCTGACCTGTGACCATCCGATTGTCGCGCTGGGCGCCTACGGGACCACGCTAGTCGTTGCCACCGAGGGCAACCCGTACATCGTCAACGGTTCGTCGCCGGACGTCATGTACATGGAAAAGCTGGAACTGAACCTTCCATGTATCAATCCGCGCAGCCTGATAGATTTAGGCTATTCGATCGCCTACGCATCGCATGACGGGCTGGTACTGGTCTCCCAGGGCGGCGCCCGCGTGGTCACTGAAACCATCTTCTCCCGCGAAGCATGGTTGAAAATGAACCCCTACTTCATGACTGCCGGGCAGTATGACGGCCGCTACCTGTGTGCCTACCAGTACAGCGACGAGCAGGGCATTGAGTTTCAGGGCACGCTGATTATGGATATGACCGGAGAACAGCCGTTCGTCATCCGCTCGAACCGCAAGCCTGACGCCATGTACTTCGAGCTGACCACCGGCCGGCTGTTCATGCTGGAGGGCGACGTGGTCAACGAATGGGATGCCGTGGGCGAGGCCAACGAGGTCCAGACGTGGCGCTCCAAGCGCTTTGTGGTGCCCAAGCCGACCAACTTCGGCGCGATACTGGTCGAGGTCGACGAGGCGCTGACCGCTGAACAGCTCGAAGGCTTGCGCGCCGCCGCGGCCGCCGCCACCGCACGCAACGCCGCGCGCATGGCTACCGACCTGGGCGACACGCTCAACGGCGACGTTATCAACGGCCTTGAGTTCGCCGGCGACCAGCTCGAACCGGTGCCCGTCGTCACCGCCATGTATGCGGTCAACGTGTACGCCGACGGCACGCTGGTTGCGGTAGTGGGCGATATCAACCGCATGGAGCGACTGCCGGGCGGCTTCCTGGCCACGTCATGGGAAATCGAGGCGGTCAGTGATGCGCCGATTACCCAAATCACCATGGCGACTACGGGCGCCGAACTCATGCAGGCATAACCATGCGCGGAGAAGAAGCACAGATTGCCCGGGCTCGCCGCGGCCGCGCTACCAATCCCATGCAGGTATCGGATGCGGCCATTGAACAGGCGGTCGCGCGCTACATCGATAACCACTTTCGGCAGACCGTGGGCGATATCGCCAAGATTCGCGAGCAAGTCTCGGTGCTGGCCGGCGAACGCGGTAACGGCGCCGATGCGGCCATGCGTGCCGGGCCCATGATGGAGCTGCTGAAACTGATCCCGGCCGAGCCGAAGAGCCGCGCCGGCGTAGCCAGCCCAACGGCCGCGGACTTCGCTGCGCTGGTTGCCGACGTCCACGCGATCTACGCATCGCTGTCGGCCGTGCGGTTCCTGCTGACCCCTCGTTGACACTGGCCGCCGGGTGCGTTAGCGCATAGAATGTTTGCAATTGGCAAACGGGGTTGGTATGCGTCAAATCATCTACAACGACAGTGAGCGCATGAAGTGCTGGGCGGCCGAGCATTACCACGACGCGGCTGTCGATGATGATTCCCATACCCTGGGCCTTGAGGTCGACAACAAGCTGATATGCGTGGTGCTGTACAACGGGTTCACCCGTCACGCTTGCAGCATGCACATTGTCACCGATGGCCTGAAACGCTGGGCAGACAAGCGCTTTCTGACGGCTGCCTTCGCTTACCCGTTTATCCAATTGGGGCTCAACCGCGTAACCGCGTTTGTCCCTGCTTCAAATACGGCCGCGCTGATGCTCGATATGCGCCTGGGGTTCCAGCCCGAAGGACGCATGATCGAGGCTCTTGAGGATGATGACCTTATCGTCCTGGGGATGCTCCGGCGCCATTGCAAATGGATAGACGAGAGGTATCGCCATGGGCGGTAAGAAATCACCGAAGGCGCCGGCTCCGGATCCGCAGATTGGCGAAGCCGCGAAAATGCAGGCCGCTATCGCGGGGGAGTGGCTTAACTTCTCCCGCGAACAATTCGCTGTTGCCAACGAACGCCAGCAGGACATCGATGAGATGTCGCGCCGCGTGGCCGAGCAGCAGCTGGCTACCCAGGATCGCGCCAACCAGTGGGCGACCGAGGACCGCGAGCGGTACATGAGCGTGTTCCGGCCCATGGAAGATGAATACATCAAGGAGGCCAACAACTGGGATAGCCAGGAACGGCAGGACCAGATGGCGGCCGAAGCGAAGGCTGACGTTCAGGGTGCGTCCGATTCGGCACGCCGGATCCGCGAGCGCAATCAGGCCAGCATGGGCGTCAATCCCAACTCTGGCCGCTTCGCCGGTACCGAACGCGCTGCAGACTTCGACACCGCGCTGGCGTCCGCTGGCGCCCAGAACCAAACCCGCAACTCCATTCGCCAGCAAGGCATGGCAATGAAGGCTGATGCCGTCAATATGGGCCGTGGCTTGCCCTCGCAGGCCGCCGGCGCGGCCGGTCTGGGCCTGTCAGCGGGTGGCGCGGCGATGGGTACATCCCTTGGCGCGCACGGCGCGTTCATGGGCAATAACAGCATCATGGGCCAGGGCTTCGCCGGCGCGCAGCAGGGCTACGGCTCGCAAGCCGGCATTCTTAACCAGCAGTACGGCAACCAGTTGGGCGCATGGCAGGCGCAGACCCAGGCCGATGGGCAGGCGTCCGCCGGGCTCTGGCAGGGCATCGGTACCGCGGCTGGCATGGGCATGATGGCCTTCTGATGGATATTCTGGCGCGTCACGCGCGGATAGCTCTGCAGTTCTCGGGTGGGCGTGACTCGCTCGCCTGCCTGTACCTGCTGCGCCAGCATCTGGACCGGATGACCGTGTACTGGCTCAATACCGGCGATGCGTTTCCGGAAATGCTTGAGATCATCGAGCATGCCCGCGAGCTGGCGCCGCGCTTCGTTGAGATCCGCAGCGACCGGGCCGGCATCATTGATCAGTACGGCATGCCGACCGACCTACTCCCTCGCAGCTCTACGCCGATCGGACTGGCTACCGGACAATCTACCGTGCGCATGCAGGACAGCTATTCCTGTTGCGCGCGCGTCGTCATGGAGCCCATGCACCGGCGCATGATCGAGGACGGCATCACGCTGATTATCCGCGGCCAGCGCGCCGACGACGGGCATAAGGCGCCGATAGTGTCAGGGACCATCGAGCAGGGGATTCAATACTATTTCCCTATCGAAGAATGGACGGCCGAGGACGTCACCGAGTATCTGGACAGCGCCGGCGCGCCGTATCTGCGTTTCTACGACCAGCTGGATACCGCGCCAGATTGCATGCACTGCTCTGGCTGGTGGAGCGAGGGCCGCGCGGCGTATCTGCGCCGCTACCATCCGCATGCGTATCAGCGTTACCGCGAAGCCCTGGGCATTATCTGCACAGAAACAGCGGCGCACATCGCGCATTTCAATCACGAATACACGGAGACACCGCTATGAGCAAAGGGCTTGGTGCGTTTATCGAGGGGGCGGCCGGCGGCATGCTGCTGGGCAAGAACCTTGTTGGCAAGAGCATCGGCGAAAAGCTGATCGGCAATGCCGAGAAAAAGGGCGAGTGGGGTCTGCTGTCGTCCATTATGGACGGCCTGGGGGGTGACTCCAAGGACGCGCCGGTCATCGACAAGTCCATTCAGGCGCAACCCCCGGTCGCGCAGCCAGCGCCGCCGGCGCAGCCGCAACAGCCCAGCATTCAGCCGGCAGTGCTGCGCACCGAAGGCGTGGGTATCCGGCGCCCGGAAAAATACGTTTTCTGAGGAAGCACCATGAGCAACTTTGGCATTGGTATCGGCAGTTTCATGGACGGGTTTCAGCGTGGCGCCAACAGCTACAGCCAGATTCAGGACGCCCGGCAGCAGCGCAAGATCCGCGACCAGCAATTCAAGATGCAAGAGCAAGAGCTGGCTGACCAGCAGCAGTACCGCGAGATCAGCGAGCAGGCCGTCAACGAGGCCAAGCAGGCGCGTCAGGCTGACATCGGCAAGTCGATCTACCGCGGATCCCCGGATTCGCCGGCTGGTCCGGTGGTGCCTGATTACAAGGTAGGCAACAAGTCATTCGCCAACGAAGCGGACGCCCAGGCCGAAGCGGAGAAGAGCGTGGGCGGCTTCATGGATTACTACATGAAAACCGCCGTGCCCAAGCTGCAGGAACACTGGCTGGCTACCGGCCAGCCGGAGAAGGCGCAGATCATGGGTCAGTGGATGGAGCAGGAGGACGTCAAGAAGGGCATGAAAGCCTGGGCTGGCGCCGTGCGCGCGTTCCAAGTGGGCGACCGCGAAGCCTTCAAGACAAATCTGATGGCCGCCTACAACCAGTCGGGCTACTACGACGACGGCTACGAGGCTATCGGCATCAAGGACATCGAGAAGGACGGCAACCTGCTGGGCTACGCCATCACCTTCAAGGGTCCGGACGGCAAGGAGTTCACCCAGGAGTTCGACGGCGACGACGTGGGCAAGATGGGTCTGTATGCGCTGGCACCGGACAAGGTACTCGAGTACGGACTTGAGCAGGTACAGGCCGGGCAGGAAGCCCGCGCCAAGATGGCCGAGAAGAAGATGGACTTTGACGCCGACATCGCCAAGGAAACCCACAAGTCGAACCTGCGCACCCAGGAAGAGCAGGCCAAGCAGCAGATGAACGGCGGCAGCGACAAGGTGCGCGAAGCGCGAGCGATTGCCGAAGAGCTGCGATCGCTAGGGTATGACGACGATTTTATTCGTCAATCCATGCCGGTCGCGCTCGGCGTCGAGCGACGAGGCCAAAGCGCCGCAGACCGGCTTAGCGAGACGCTGGAAGGCTTGAGAAAGAATGATACGACATTCAAGTTCTCCAAGCTGCCGCCGGACGAGCAGGTAAGGCAGGCTCAAGCTGTTATCGAGGCCCAGGACAGAGCGTTGCGTAAACAGCAACAACCAGCCCCATCCCCAGGTGCGCAGCAGCCGCGCCCTAACGTACAATCGGGCGGCGGTATCCCGATTTACGACCGCTCTACCGGCCAAACGATCTACCGATAATCAAGGAATAGAATCATGCCAAAAGCGCCGCTGTCGCCGCTTGAAAACGCCCTGGCGAACGCTCCCTCGTTCGGAATCCCCTCGGCACTGAAAACGGCGGCACCCGGCGCTGCCCTGCCCGGCAACACCCAGCCCGGCGGGGATCCCTCGCAGTTCATGCCGCTGTTCGAGAAGGCCGCGAAAACGCACCAAGTGCCGATCAATGTCCTGTTGGCGATTGCTGAACAAGAGTCGAGCTTTAACCCGGCCGCCATTGGCCCGCCTACCAAGTGGGGGCAGGCCCGCGGCATGATGCAATACCTTGATTCGACCGCCCAGGGCATGGGCATTGACGCGCTGGATCCGGCGCAGTCGATCGACGCGGCCGCCAAGCAGCTGGCCGAGCGTCTGCGCAAGGGTTACACCATGGACGATGCGGTCATGGAGCACTTTGCCGGCCCTGACCGTAACCAGTGGGGGCCGAAAACCGCGCAGTATGGCCTGGAGGTGATGAACCGCGCCGACCGCTTTGCCGAGCTGTACCAGCCGAGCAACATTGACCCGTCGCGCCCGCCGTCACCGCTGACCTTCGAGAATCAGCAGCAAGCCATGCTGGAGCAGATGAACGCCGCCGAGCCCGGCCGCTACAGCCTGCCGCCCGAGCAGGGCATGGGTATTAACCCGGAGCCTGCGCAACCATCCGAGCAGAAGCTGGAAGCCTGGGAGCCTACCCTGTGGGAGCAGGCCAAAGGTCTCTTTGCGCCGAACAAGGACGCCGCCACCGTCGAGCTGGCGATGCGCGAGGGCGCCAAGGAGAAGGGCATATCGGTGAACGAGGCGTACCGTCAGGCTGGCGGTGCGCGCCCTGTGTACAACCCCGAAGGTCGCGCGCCGGTTCAGGCCGCCAGCGAGGCAATAGGCGTGCTGGCGCCCCAGGCCAAGCACATTCTTCCGGCTGCGGCTAACACCGTCATGCGCGCGATGCGTAACGGCGACGTGGACATGGACGCGAACTGGCTGGATAACGCCATCGACGCGACAACCACCAAGCCCAAGGTGGGCGAACACGTTGATCCGAACTACGAGAGCTTTCAGGGCATAGGCGAGTCGCTAGGTTTCAGTCTGGTCAACATGGGCGCGGCCGCACTGGCATCCATCGGCGGCACGGCGGCTGCGGGCCCGGTCGGGGGTGCTGCGGCCGGTCTGGGCGCCAGCGCCGGCGTAGCCTATCGCGCCAGCCGTGACCAGTTCCTTGACCGCGTGCGGGAAAACTATTTCTACACCTACATGAAGATGCCTACCCAAGAGCAATGGGAGCAGATTCAGCAGGACGTCGATGCGGCCGCCACCAAGTACGGCGCATTCGAGGCGGTACCCGAATCCATCGGCAGCATGATCTTTGTCCGCGCCCTGTCGCGCCCCCTGGCTGGCGCCTCGCGTGCTGCCCGGCTGGCTGATGCGGCTGGTCGCGTAGGCCAGACCCAGGCATCCGAGCAAGTCACCGAGCTGGCTACCGGGATCGGCCAGAACCGCGCCGAGATCGAAGCCAATCTGACCGACGAGGAGAAGAGCGCCGCTGACGTATTCCGCGAGCAGGCGCTGAACGTACTGATCACAACCGGCCTTATGAGTGGCGCCGGTATGGCTGGTCGCGCCGCGTATGACGCAACCCCCATGGGCAAGCGCCAGCGCGAGCAGGCGGCCGTCGAGCAGGAAATCAACGACAGTATCAACGCCTGGGACGGCAACCTGAACGGCGCCCCGAAAGGCCCGCTTGGCCGTGCGACCGAGGCCGTCATTCCCACCGGCATGAACCCCGAGGACGAGCCGGCCGCCAATCCTGCCCCCCTGACAGAACAGCCTGACATACTGGCAGATCAGACCGACAGCGGGCCGAGACCGCGCTTTGAGTCCGACACAACCGGCCCGTTCGGTGAGGTCGGCGCGCGCGTCACCGTCGCCGCGCCCGGGATGGATGCCTTCGAGGCTACCGTCGAAGGCTACGTTGACGGCGACATCATGGTTCGTGACGCCAGCGGTAGCAGTTACCAGCTGCCCATGGGCGATCAGAGCATTGTCATCGAGTCCATCGCACAAGAGGGTGCGGCCGAGACGCAGGCTACAGCCGAAACAGAGGCTACGCCCGCGCCGCAGCCTACTGCCGAGCCGGCCCCGCAGGAGCGTCCGGCCAACTATGACGACATGGCCGAGCAGGAATTGCGCGACCGGCTCAAGTATCTGGGCGCCCAGGCGAAGAACTCTGGCGGCTGGAACAAGACGCTGATTGCCGAGCGCGAAAAGATCGAGCGGGCTATCGCCAAATTCAAGACGCCGGATCAAACGACCGTCAAAGACGCAGCCCCCGCAGAGCCCGAATCGCAGCCTGCCGAGCCGGTCAAATGGTTCGGCAGCCAGGACAAGGCCGATGCCTGGGTAGCCAAGCAGAAGAATGGCGCGTTCCGTGTCGTCGAGAACAACCGCCGCTTTGAGGTATACCCGGAAACTGAACAGACTGCCCGGGAGCCTGACGGGCAGAGTTCCGTCCGACTCCCCGGGGACAGTGTTGAAAATGGGTTCAAGGCCGCTCCGGACGGTGGACGTTACCGTGTCGGCGTCGTGCGCAGCGTCGGCGGCGCCGTGTCTTTGGAAAGGCGGCTGACTGGAGGAACCGCAGCTACGTTTTACGTCGGCAAAGACGGAAACCTGATTGACGGGGACAATGTTTCCCTAAACAACGCGGCAAGCAGGGACAGGCTGTGGGTGCCCGCTAACGAGGCCCAGGCCCAGGAGGCCGCTTCCATCTTGGACGAGATGGGGCGGACTGCGCTCGATGATCCGAAGCGAAAAGAAATAAAAAGCCGCCTTAAGTCTCTCGTAGAAGGCAGCACGCCGGCCAAGCCTGAAAAGAATGCGCAGCAGGCCGCCGAGGAAGTGTTAGAGCAGGGCGGCACAGAGCAAGAGCAGCCCGCCGATCTGGCGGCCGGTACCGAAGTATTACTAGGCAAAGGGCGCCGCGCTGGCACTGTACTGGAAGCCGACGCGACCCATGTAAATGTGCGCACCGGCGACACTGCCGAGAAGATGACCCGCGCGCAGTTCGACCGCCGGGTGCGCGATGCCGAGCAGACACCAGAGGCGCCGCAGCCACGCCAGGGTAAGGTAGGTGATGCGTTCGCCGCCGGCGAGGTCGCGCTGACCAGCTCCGGCCGCCAGACCACGCCGTTCCCCAAGGTCGACACAACCAGCGATCGCAAGGCCGGCAATACGGTCAAGCGCGTAGAACAATGGCTGATGCAAAATGCCCTGGCCGAAGCGCAGTCGCGCGGCGACGAGTTCAACGCGCTCCAGTTCGAGGCTAATCAGGCCAAGCCCAGTCAAGCCGACAAGGACGCCGCCGAGGAATACCTTTTCGGCCAGCAGCCCGACGTCGTGCCGTCGATCCTCAAGCCGATGACGCCCCGCGGCGACAGTAAGCCAAAGAAGCCGCTCCAAGAAGCGCAGGAGGCGGCAGGGAAGGTGCTAGAGCAGGGCGGCACAGAGCAAGAGGCGACCCGAGCCGCTACCGATGCGCTGATAGATCGCATGGGTGATGACCCTAGCATTTCTATTTCCGAGGCGGCACCGAAAGCGGTCGAAGAAGCCAAGCAGCGCGTTATCGAGGCACGCAAGGCCGGCGACGGCAAGGCCGAAAAGCAGGCTGTGGCCGACCTGAAAGCCGCCAAGTCCACCGCGCCCGAGCATGCCGCCGTCGGCGTTGATGACCGCGAGCTGAGCGATATCGTCAGCGAGTTCAACGAATACCAGCAGGGCATGATCGAGGACGGCGACAAGGTTCATCATCTGTTCGACGCGCCGAAGAAGAATGAGATTGTCCGGCTACAAGATAAGGTCAAGGTCTACCGCGAAGGCAAAGGCTGGATGACCGTAGCCGAAGCCAAGGCCGAGATTGCCAAGTGGAAGGAGCACGCCCACGCCCAGGCCAAGACGCACCGCCGCGAGAACAACGACCGGGTAGTCCTGTCGTTCTTCGACCTGACCGGCAAATGGTCGCAGCCCTGGGAGGATGCCGGGTATCAGGTATACCGCTTCGACATTCAGGATGATCCGGAAGTAGGCGACGTCAACAACTTCTCGGCCGAGTTCTTTGGCGACTGGTTCGGTGACTTCGAGGGCAACGATATCTATGCCATTCTGGCCGCCTGCCCCTGTACCGACTTTGCCAGCTCCGGTTCGCGCCACTTCGCCGCCAAGGACGAGGACGGCCGCACCGTGGCATCCGTGCGACTGGTTCACCAGACATTGGCCGCCATCGAATACTTCAAGCCGGCTATCTGGGCCATCGAAAACCCGGTTGGCCGCATCGAGAAGCTGGGCGGCCTGCCGCCGTGGCGCCTGTCGTTCGACCCGAACCATATCGGAGACCCCTACACCAAGAAAACCTTGTTGTGGGGGCGCTTCAACGCCGATATGCCGATCGCTCCGGTCGAGCCCACTGAAGGCTCGAAGATGCACAGCAAGTACGGCGGTAAGTCGCTGGCTACCAAGAACGCCCGCAGCGCCACGCCCGAAGGCTTCTCTTACGGATTCTTCATGGCGAACAACGCTGTGGACCATCCGGCCATGGCGATTGCCAACAAGTTCGACCGGCTGGACCGGGATCTGATCGAGCGCGCGGTCAAGGCCGGCGTCACCGAGAGCGAGATCACCGAGGCGGTCGAGGACTTCTACTACATGGATCTGGATGACGACGCGGCGAACGCGGCCATTCAGGATCTGATCGACGAGCGCAGCACGCCCGAGCCCGAGCCCGAGCCGACACCGAAGGCTCCCGCTAAGGAGTCCGGGCTGTCCGTTCAGGATCAAATCAAGAACGCCAAGCGCAGGCTTGCCGATGTTCGCCGCGTGCGCAAAGACAACAGCAAGGCGCCAGACGAGCGCGAACGCGCCATGGAGCGCGAGATTGCGATAGAGAGTGAGATTCGCGGCCTGCGTCGGCAGGCGCTGTCCGAGGAGATTGCACAAGAGGAAGCCGAATCGACGCCGCGCAACCAATCGGCCACTACCGAGTCCAAAGCCAAGCCAGCAGTAACCGAAAACAAGCTGTTTACCGAGGACGCAGCGGAAAAAGCTCGAGCGATTATTCGCGCCAAGCTGGCCCAGGTGAACACCGGTGTGGATCCGGAGCTGTTGCAGGCAGGTATTGCGCTGGCCGGCTACCATATCGAGAAGGGCGCGCGGACCTTTGCCGCCTACGCCAAAGCCATGACCGATGATATGGGCGATATGGTGCGTCCGTACCTGAAATCATGGTTTATGGCGGTCAAGTATGACCCGAGGGGTGCCACGCTTGAGGGTATGAGCAGCGCTGCCGAGGTTGAGGCGTATGACGTCAACGAAGGAGCAAGCAATGAACCTGAAAGCGTGGATCAGTCAGGCGCGGGCGCACTGGCACGAACACCGGCCGGAAATGTACAAGATGCTGAACCGGCAGGGGCAGCTGAACGTGGCGCTGAAAACGGCAGCGGAGCAGACACACGCGGAAATGAGCGAGCTGGAAGCGGCCGGAATGACAACCCACGAAGCGTGGGAAATGGTCAGGGAGCGGTATCTGTTCCTGCCAGCGGAAGCGGACAACGACCAGCCGGAGAACGAGGCGGCCGCGCTGTTCAACGAAGCGGCACAGATCCGGAGTCAGATGGCCGAGCTGTAAGCGCCCGCCAAAAGCCGGTCAACTACCGGATAGATCCGGAGCAGATCGGCCAGGGCGGCGCCAAGACCAAGTACCGCAACAACGTGGCGGCCATCCGGCTGCTGCGCCAGCTGCAAACCGAACAGCGCCCAGCCACCCGCGACGAGCAGGACGTATTGGCTAAATACGTCGGCTGGGGCGGCATTCCCCAGGCTTTCGAGCGCACCGGCGGCGCCGTATCGGACGGCTGGGCCAAAGAGGTAGCCGAGCTCAAGGAGCTGCTGACCCCCGAGGAAATGAGCGCCGCGCGCGCCTCTACCCGTAACGCCCACTACACCAGCCCCCAGGTTGTCACCGCCATGTGGCAGGCCATGGAGCGCCTGGGCTTCAAGGGCGGCAAGCTGCTGGAGCCGTCCGTCGGTGCCGGCAATTTCTTCGGCCTGATGCCCGACACCCTGCGTCACAGCACCGCGCTACACGGCGTCGAGCTGGACAACCTGACCGGCGCGATCGCTACGCACCTGTACCCCAACGCCAAGATTGCGACCCCTATGGGGTTTCAGGATTACGACATCCCGAACGGCTACTTCGATGCGGCCATCGGCAACCCGCCGTTCGGCTCCGAGAAGCTGTACGACGGCAAGCGCAAGGATCTGTCCGGCTTTTCGATCCACAACTATTTCTTTGCCAAGACGATAGACGCCCTGGCGCCCAATGGCGTCATGGCAATGGTCGTGACCAACCGCATGATGGATGTCGCCGGCGACAAGGCGCGCCAGTACATGAACCAGCGCGCCGAGCTGCTGGGCGCCATCCGGCTGCCCAATGATGCGTTCAAGGCCAACGCCGGTACCGAAGTCACGACGGACATCCTGTTCCTGCGCAAGCGCGAGGAAGGCGAGGCCGTCACCGGCGAGAGCTGGATGGAGGTCAAGGACTACACCGACAGCAAGGGCATTGCGGTACCGCTGAACGAGTATTTCCACCGCCACCCCGACATGATGCTGGGCGAGTTCGGCGCGTATGGCAGCATGCACAGCCCGACTGATCCCGCCCTGATAGCCAGAAGTAATCAGGACACCGTTGCAGAGCTGGCAAAAGCTATCGCCAAGCTGCCGCAGAACGTCGCCCGCCGGCCCAAGGCGCCGGTTGCCGAGAGCGTTCCGGACATGCGCGAGGGCGGCATCCCTGACGTCAAGGTAGGTTCGCTGTTCATCGACGGCGACAAGGTGCGCCAGCGTGAGCCCGACAGCCTGGGCGAGCGTCAGGCAAGCGACGTGGTATTCCCCAACGCCAAGGCGCAAGAGCGCGTCGTGGGCATGATCGGCGTGCGTGACGCGCTGGCCGAGGTGCGCCGCCTGCAGTTGTCCGACGCCGCGACCGACAGGCAGATCGAGGCCGCGCGCAAACAGCTGAACAAGGCGTATGACGCCTTTGTGAAGAAGAACGGCCCGATCAATGCCGACGCCAACAAGCGCCTGTTCCGCGATGATCCGACGTGGCCGCAGATTGCCGCGCTGGAAGAGAACTTTGACAAGGGCATTTCCGCAGCGGTCGCCAAGAAAACCGGCGAGACGCCGCGCGCGCCGAGCGCCGATAAGGCCGCCGTATTCAGCAAGCGCACCCAGGCGCCTTACCGCGCCGTGGACAGCGTGAACAGCGCCAAGGACGCCTTGGTGACATCGCTGGCCGAAACCGGCCGTGTGGATCTGTCGCTGATGCGCAAGCTGTACGGCAAGAGTGAGGCGGCGATCCTCAAGGAGCTGGGCGATCTGGTTTTTCAGGATCCGCAGAAGGGGATTGTCACCCGCGACGAGTACCTGTCCGGCAACGTCAAGGCCAAGCTGGCCGAGGCCAAGCGTCAGGCCGCCGCGGATCCGGCATGGCAGAAGAACGTCGAAGCGCTTGAGGCGGTCCAGCCCAAGGACATCGAGGCTGTCGATATCAACGTCAAGCCGGGCGCCCACTGGGTACCCAGCGAGGACATGAAAGCCTTTGTCGCGCATGTATCGGGCGACACTCGGCCGCGTATGGTCTACAACCCGGCCACCGCCGGCTGGCTGATCAGTGGCCTGAACCCGACGCAGGAGGCTACCCAGCAGTTCGGTACCGGCCGCGCCAGCCCGGACAAGATCATTCAGGCTGCGCTCAACCAGAAAACCCTGGCGATCTACGACGAGGCCCGCGACGGCACGCGCACGCTCAACGAGACCGAAACCGATCTTGCGCAGAAGAAGGTCGAGGCGGTCAAGGAGCAGTGGCGCGAATGGATCTGGTCGGATGATGCGCGCCGCGAACGTCTGGCCCGACTGTACAACGACACCTTCAACACCGACGTCCAGCGGGTATATGACGGCTCGCACCTGACCCTGCCGGGCAAGGTCGGGGATGACATCATCAAGCTGCGGCCGCACCAGCTGAACGCGGTCTGGCGCATCATTCAGTCCGACACCACGCTGACCGATCATGTCGTGGGTGCCGGCAAGACCTTTACCCTGATCGCCGGCGCAATGGAGCTGCGGCGCATGGGGCTTGCGCGCAAACCCATGTTTGTTGTCCCGAACCATCTGGTTGGGCAGTGGGCGGTGGACTTCACCAAGCTCTACCCGGGCGCGAACGTGCTGGCGGCTACCAAGAAGGACTTTGAGAAGGAGAACCGCAAGAAGCTGTTTGCCCGTATCGCTACCGGCGATTGGGATGCGGTCATCGTTGCGCATTCCTCGTTCGGCAAGGTGCAGGTAGATCCCCAGGCGCAAGGCGAGTTCATCGAAGGCCAGATAGCCGACCTGACCGCTTCAATGGACATGGTGCGCTCGGCCGAGGGCGCGAAGAGCCGCAACGTCAAGCAGCTCGAAGATCGCGTGACCAAGTTGCGCGAGAAGCTGAAACGGCTGTTCGATGCCGAGAACAAGGACGACAGCCTGTTCTTTAGCGAGCTGGGTGTGGATGCGCTGTTTCTCGACGAGGCGCACGAGTTCAAGAATCTGGCCTTCTCGTCATCCATGAACCGTGTCGCCGGCCTGGGCAACCAGCAGGGCAGCCAGAAGGCTGCCGATATGTTCATGAAAACGCAGATGACGCTGAAAGCCACCGGCGGGCGCAACGTGGTATTCGCCACCGGCACGCCGATCAGCAACACCATGGCTGAAATGTTCACCATGCAGCGGTATCTGGACTATACCAACCTGCGCGAGCGCGGGCTGGCGCACTTCGATGCCTGGGCGCGGATGTTCGGGGAAGTGGTCACGGACTGGGAAATCTCCCCGGCTGGCGTGTACAAGATGAACAGCCGCTTCGCCAAGTTCGTCAACATGCCGGAGCTGATGCAGAGCTACAACAGCTTCGCTGACGTGGTGAACCGCGACGATATCAACCGCATGCTGGCCAGCCAGGGCAAGAAACTGCCGGTGCCCAAGGTCAAGGGCGGCAAGCCGGAAAACATCGTGGTCACCCGCAGCCCCATGCAGGCCCGGTATATCGGTCTGCCGGTCAAGGACGCGGACGGCAACGATACCGACCAGTACGAGAAAGGGTCGCTGATCTGGCGCGCCGAGAATCTGCCGAAAAAGGCCGAGAAGGGCGCCGACAACATGCTCAAGATCATGTCCGACGCGCGTAAAGCGGCGCTGGATATGCGGCTTATCGACCCGTCCGCGCCGGACTTCCCGGGCAGCAAGGTCAACGTGGCGGCCGATCGCATCAAGGCAGACTATGAGACATGGAATGCTGATAGAGGAACGCAATTAGTATTCATCGACCTGTCCACGCCGAAGAAATCCAAAGGCGCCGAGGCGGCGCGGATCCGCAAGCTGATCGACGACGCCGAGAGCGGTGACGAGGCTGCCCAGTCACAGCTGGACGCCATGAGCCCTGACGAGTTCGATGCGCTCAACAGCAGCTTCTCTGTGTACGACGATCTGAAACAGAAGCTGATCGATCGCGGCATTCCCGAGAATGAAATCGCCTTCATTCACGACGCTAATACCGAGCTACAGAAAGAGGAGCTGTACGGCAAGGTGCGCTCTGGCCGGATCCGCGTACTGCTTGGATCCACCGCCAAGATGGGCGCCGGCATGAACGTGCAGAATCGCCTAGTGGGACTCCATCACCTTGACGCGCCATGGCGGCCGTCGGATCTGGAGCAGCGCGAAGGGCGCATTATTCGCCAGGGCAATGAGCTGTACGAACGCGACCCGGAAGGCTTCGAGGTAGCCATCAACCGCTATGCCACCAAGGAAACCTTGGACAGCCGCATGTGGCAGACCATCGAGGGCAAGGCCAACTTTATCGAACAGGTGCGCAAGGGTACCGGCTCGCGCGAAGTCGAGGACGTCGGGGCTGAATCGGCCAACGCCGCAGAAATGAAGGCGGCATCCAGCGGCAACCCGCTGATTCTCGAAGAAATGACGCTGCGCCAGCAGATCCGCAAGCTGGAAACCGAACAAACCGGCCATGAGCGCGAACAGCACCGCTTGCGCGACCAGCTGGCGTGGAACCGCCGCACACTGGAATACGAGCGCGCGGCGGTCGAGGTCTTGCGCGCTGACGCCAAGCGCAAGGTGCCCGAAGAGTTTACCGTCACCATCGACGGTGCCGAGTACGACAAGCGCGCCGACGCGGGCGCCGCGATCATCGCCTACGCCGAAGCCATGGGCGACGGAACCGAAGCGATCGGCCAGTATGGCGAGTTCACCATCGAGCTGGACAAGCGCAGTGACGGCGCCGACGTGGGCCTGGACATGACCCTCAAGGGCGACGGCGATTACACCGTATCGTTCGGCTTGAGCCAGGATCCGCAAGGTCTGGGCGTCAAGCTGAGTAACGCAGTCAAGAACCTTGCCGACAAGGTAGCCGCGGCCGAGGCGCAGATTCAGCGCGCCGAGCGCGACATTCCCAAGCTGGAAGCCATGGCAAGCCCGGTATGGCCCAGGCGGGCCGAGCTGGATGCGCTGCGCGAAAAGCATGAAGCGGTCATTGAACAGCTGCGGCCGAAGAAGAGGGAGGCGCAGCAGGAAGGGGGCGCCAGCGCGTCAGTGGGTGAGCCCGGCAAGCTGGATCGGCGCAGCCTGGAATCCACGCTCAAGGGTAGCCAGATCGGCAGCATCGTTGACGCGCTGCTGGCGTCCGGCAAGCTACAGCTCCACGAAACCCCGGCCAGCATCCCCAACTCGCTCGGCTACGGCGTGGCAGGCCAGTACAACGGCGACGGCATCATGCACCTTGCCGCCTCGAACCTGCGCCCGGAAAGCGCGGTGCCGGTCCTGATGCACGAGATATTTCATGGCGGCGTGCGCTCGATCATCGGGGATGCCCAGTGGAAAAAGCTGATTGGCCGCCTGGGCACCCTGCGCCAGCAGGCAATCGGCAGCCGTGGCCCGGTCAACGATCTGCACCAGCAGGCGCTACGCCGCATCACCCGCGCCGAAGCCGGTGGCGTGCGCATGAACGAGGCGCAGCGCAACGAGGAGTTCGGCGCTTATCTGGTCGAGGAATACGAGAAGCTGCCCAAGGCGTACAAGTCATGGGTGAATGAGGCCATGGGCGCGGTCAAAGCCTTCCTGCTCAAGCATTTTGGCGTCCAGCTGGGCAAGGTCACGCCCGAACAGCTGCGCAGCCTGACCATGGCCGCGCTGCGTTCCACGCGCCCGGTCGATGGCGGCACGCCGGCGGTCGCCAGCACCGACGCTTTCAACCGCTGGTTCGGCAAGTCGATCCTGACCGTAGACGGCAAGCCGGGCAGCGAGCCTATCCGGCTGTATCACGGCACCAGCGACGACATCACCGCCTTCGACCTGAACCATCCGAACCGCAAGGACACCGGATGGCTGGGCACCGGCGTGTACCTGACCGACAAGGCCGACATGGCGAACACCTACGCCAATATCAAAGGTGGTGCCGCAGAGCCGAATGTCATGCCGCTGTATGGCCGGCTGGAAAACCCCTACATGGCGACCCTGGCCGACAAGAAGCGGCTGATGGCGCTCGGACGGCAGACCGCCGACAACTTCACCAAGGAATTGCAGCGCCTGGGCCATGACGGCGTAATCCTTGAGTTCAAGGACGTGCGCGAGATCGTTATCTTCGACCCGGCCGGGGTGAAGTCGGCCATTGGCAACAATGGCGCCTTTGATCCGAACAACCCGGACATCCGCGCCAGCGTCACCGCCGAGGACATGGAGGTACAGGCGCCGACCAAGGCCGAGATTGACGGCTTTGCATCGCGCCTGCTGACCCGGGCTACGCCGACGCTGCTGGCGGCCGCGCCGATGGATCGCATGATCGAGGAGGTCGGCAAGCGGATCCCTGCGCTGCAAATGTACCTGCGCAGCAAGCGCGCCATGGACGCCTACCGTAGCGAAAAGCATGGCGTCTACGACGAGGTAGCGCAGCGCTGGCTTAAATTCAACACCTTCAACCGCAAGGCCGCCGGCGATCTGGCCGACATCATGCACGAATCGACCATCGCCCAGGTGGACCCGTCGGCGCCGTACAAGACGCTGCTGAGCCCGCGCGACCAGAAGGCGCTCGAGCAAGGCGAAGGCCCGCTGTTCGAGGCGGCACTGGGGCGCGCGGCCAAGGACCGCCAGCGCAAGGAAGCCTACGAGGATCTGCGCGCTCGTTATAACGCTCTGCCGGAAGGCGGCAAGAAGCTGTACCGCGAGATCCGCGACACCTACAAGGCGCAGTCGGCCGAGCTGGACCAGATCCTGCTGGACAACGTATCGAAGGCGCTGGACCTGTCGCTGGCCAAGGCTGAGCGCAAATACAAGCAGGCCATGCAGGAGGTCAACGATGACGGCTTGACCGGCGAGGAGCGCCAGATCGAGGTCGATCGGATCGAGAAGGAATACACCGCGGCCAAAACCAAGCAGGCATGGAACAAGCGGGCGCGCCTGACGCAGATGCGCAAGCAGTTCGAGAGCAACCGCCTCGAAGGTCCGTACTTCCCGCTGGCGCGCTTTGGTGATTACTTCGTGACTGCCCGCGATGCCAAGACAAAGGAAGTTGTCAGCTTCTCCCGCTTCGAGAACCCGACCGATCAGCAGAAGTTTGCCGCCGAAATGCGCAAGGCCGGGCGCAAGGTCGAAGTGGGCTACCTGTACAACAGCAGCGATGCGAAGAAGGGGGTAGATCCGCGTTTCATCGCTGACGTCGAGGACATTCTGTCGGCCTCGGACGTGGACGATCAGGTCAAGGATCAGGTGTGGCAGCGCTACCTTGAGAGCATGCCGGATCTGTCCATGCGCAAGAAGTTTATCCACCGTAAGGGTCGCGCCGGCTACTCAGGCGATGCGCTGCGCGCGTTCGGCTCGCAAATGTTCCACGCCAGCCACCAGATGGCGCGCCTGAAATATGCCCAGGACATGGCCGAGTACATCGAGCAGGCCAAGGAGCAGGCCAAGCAGGCTGCAGATCCGACGCGCGCGGCCATGGTGGTCAACGAGGTCGAGAAGCGTAACGCCTTCGTGATGAATCCCAAGGGCGGGTGGTTCGCCCAGGCTGTCACGTCAGCGGCGTTCGTCTACTACCTGGGCGTTACCCCGGCCGCCGCCATCGTCAACGCCTCGCAAACCGTAGTCATGGGCGTGCCGATCCTGGGTAACGAGTTCGGTCTAGCCAAGACGCAGGCGGCGCTGATGAAAGCGACCATGGACTTCACCTTTGGTCGCGGCTCGATCAAGAACGCCAAGATCAGCTCGGAGGAGCGCGTGGCGCTCGAGCAAGCCTACGCGACCGGCCTGCTGCAACGCACCCAGTCACACGATCTGGCCGGGGTGGGAGAAACCGGCGTCGAGTACAGCGCGCTGCGCACTAAGGTCATGGGCGCCATATCGTGGATCTTCCACCATACCGAACGATTTAACCGGGAGGTGACGTTCACGGCCGCGTACCGGCTGGCGCGGGAGAAGGGCATGGACACGGAGTCGGCGTTCGACGAGGCATCGCGCCTGACGTGGAAAACCCACTTCGACTACGCCAACACCAACCGCCCGCGTCTCATGCACTCGGATACGGCCAAGGTGCTGCTGGTATTCCGTAACTACCAAGTCAACATGCTCTATCGTCTGGCGCGCGACTCGCACCAAGCGTTCAGCGGCGCAACCCCGGCCGAACGCAAGGAAGCGCTGCGCCAGCTCGGCGGCATATCGGCTATCATGGCGATGAATGCCGGTGTGACTGGTACATGGTTGTTCGGCGCCTTCATGCTGATGATGGGCCTGTTTTGGGATGATCCAGAGGAAGAGCTGAAAAAAGGTGTCATCGGCGCTATCGGCCCGACGGCCGGCGGCATGCTGCTGTACGGCATCCCGGGGCACGTCACCGGCACCAACCTGTCCGAGCGTATCGGTATGCCGGATCTGTGGTTCCGCTCGGCCGACAAGGAAATGGAAGGCAAGGAAGCGTTCGGCTACTGGCAGTCGCAGTTGCTGGGCGCCGCCCCGGGCATCGTCGAACGTCAGGTGGTGGGCTTCAATATGCTGCTGGACGGACATGCCTATCGTGGCATCGAGACCATGGCGCCGAAGTTCATTCGCGACCTGATGCGCTCCGGCCGCTACGCGAAAGAGGGCGTGCTGACCATGAAGGGCGATGAAGTAGTGGGCGACCTGACGCCGGCCGAGCTGTTCTGGCAGGCGATGGGCTTTACCCCGGCCGTCGTGGCCGAGCGCTACTCCGGCAACCGCGCCATGTACAACAAGCAGCAGCGCATCATGTCGGAGCGCTCGAAGATCCAGTCACGGCTTGCCCTGGCTGAAATCAACGGCGACGACACGACCGATCTGATGGAGAAATTGTACGAGTTCAACGACCGCTACCCGGAGTATCCGATCACGGTTGATACGTTGCGCCAGTCGATCGATAACCGTCAGCGCGCCAGCGCGCGGATGGACGGCGGCGTAATATTGAACCCTAAGCTAGAGCGACGGATCAAAGAGGAGTCAGCGCCGTCCATCTATCGCTAATGTTTGGATATCGCAAACATAACGACTATCATCCGAGGCAGGGACTCCGCGCAAGAGGTGCGGCCTTTTCAGGAATGCCGCGCCTCGGAGTAGATGATGGATAAAGAGATTAACGGCGTACACGCCACCGCTGTAACCCTGTTTGGAATAGCAACAGGGCTGTATTTTGATACCTTGCTCGCCGGCTTTTGTGGCGGTCTGGTATCGCTGTCGTTCCTGCCGCCCATGGGGCCGGTTCGCCGGCTGTGGTCACTGGTGGTGTCTACATTGTTCGCCGGCTATCTGGCCCAAGCGGGAGCTTGGTGGTTTGAAACCGTCAATCCCTGGGATACGACGCCGGAAAAACTGCCAGTTGTAACCGCTTTTCTACTCGGGCTTGGCGCTCAGTTACTCATACCGATAGTGTTGGCACGCATGACAGCGAAAGCCAGCGCGCAGGAGCAATGAGCATGCCAATCGTTCTTATCGCAGTGAACACCATCTTGTCCGCGTTTGTAATGTGGTGCGCGATCTGCGCCACAAACCGGATGAACAAACAAACCCGCATGACCGTTCGAGCCGGCTACGTCGTGCTTGGAACGGCCGCCGCGGCAAGCCTGTTCTACCCGTTCTGGTTCGATGAAACCCCCGGCATGATCCGCATATCGATTCTGCTGGGCATCGCGGCATTGTTCTTTGGCGATAAGCGCAAGGGAGCGCTGGCATAATGTTCCGATTGAGCAAGCGTAGTCTGTCGCGCCTGGACGGCGTACACCCGGATCTGGTGGAAGTGGTCAAGCTGGCTATCACGCTGACCGAGGTGGATTTTGGCGTGACCGAGGGCGTGCGCACGGTCGACCGTCAGCGCGAGTTGCTGCGCGCTGGCGCTAGCCGGACCATGAACAGCCGGCATATCCCGGGCACCGATGGCCTGGGCAAAGCGGTGGATCTGGTCGCCTACATCGGCGCCGAGGTGCGCTGGGATTGGCCGCTGTATCACCAGATTGCCGACGCCATGAAGCGGGCGGCGAACGCGCTGGACGTGCCTGTCAAGTGGGGCGGTGACTGGCGAACCTTCAAAGACGGCCCGCACTTCGAGCTGTGCCGCAAGCGCTACCCCTGACGAAAGGAACCCAGCATGAGTAGCTTCACGTCCTTCTCTGCGCCGCTGAATATCGAATACGACGTCAAGGCCAGCCGCCTGCTTGGGGCTGACCATTGGCGGGTAACTGAAACCTTCCGATACATGATTGGCGGCCTGGACTCGGGTCGCTGGGTGACTGTGCCGGCGGGCTACCTGACGGACGGCGCCAGCGTGCCGCGCCTGCTCTGGTCGCGCCTGCCGCCCTGGGGACACTACGGCCAAGCCGCAGCCGTTCACGACATTCTGTGCGAGTCGCTGACTATCGTGGAAAACGGCCAGCCGGTACGCATCACGCGCCGCGAAGCCGATCGCGTTCTGGCCGAGGCTATGGAAGTGCTGGGGGTGGATCCGGCGACGCGCCGGGCGATCAGCCTGGGGGTGGCTGTGTACCGCGTTGTGGCACGGCCGCTACAGCCGAGCTGGAACAGCGCCAAGCGGGCGCTTGAGTCAGAATGGCGCGGCTACCGGGACCAAGCCGCAGTCTGAACGGTCTGTCTGGAAATCATCGCACGCCACTACCTTCCACGTCGCCGGCGCTTCGATAGGCCGGCGCTCAGGTGCGCCCACGGCCGCCGCCAGCATCAACAGGTGCGCAGCCAGGGTGATCCGGGCGGTCAGTAGCAGGGTTAGCTTAATCATCGCGTTCACTCCATGAAGCCCCGCCTTGCGACGGGGCTGGCGTCAGGTTTAAGCGAAAGGACCGATAAGGCGCGTGGTCTGCCCCTTGAACTCGCGCAAAAGGTCGACCGGGAACCGCAGATCGTACTTGAACTGAGTCGCGTTAGGCGCTGATCCGCTCCAGTGGCTACCGCCGCTCCACCACATGACGGGCACCTTGTCCGCGACCGCCTGCCGCATGAATCGCCGCAGCGCTTCGCTGCCGTAAGGTTCGCCGGTTTTCGGGTTGATAGTCATGTCATGCGCTAGATTCAGCTCACCACACAGCAGCATGGTGTTCTCCTCAATGGCCCACTTGCGGACGTCCTTGTAACGGTCCAGCAGCACATTGTCATCCATCGGCTCGGAGCGATTCTGGAACCGGCCTGACGCATCCACGTCCGGGTACAGGTGAAACTCGTGGATTACATAGCGACCCTTGATCGGAAAGCCGAACTCTTTGGGGTTTTTCTTCGCCCAGCCATGCGCATTAGCCCAAAAGTCGCCGTTGACCGCTACATGCCGGCCGGGCTCGATTGCCTGGATGGCGTTATAAGTTGCCTGGGCAATCCCGCCCCAGTGTGGCAGCAGCCAGTAACCATTCTTCTGGACGGCGTAAGGTTTCTTACCATTGGCGTTCGGCTCGTTCATGATGCCGTGCGCCCATAGCGCCGGATGGCCTTTGCACAGCGTGGTGAATTTCTGCCAGAAGTCGACCAGCGCCGTACCCGGCAAGTCATAGCCGATATGGCTCTTGCCGTGCGTGAGGTAAGAGTGCAAGTCAGTCAGAATCTTGAACCCGTATTCCTCGGACATATCCAAGAAGGCAATCATTTTATTGCATTCGTCGACGTCCAGCTCACCGAACGGCCGCGGCTGAAAGCGCTCCCAGCTCATGGGGAAGCGCGCGGTATTGCAGCCTAGTTCGCGCTGCCATAGCTCGAAGTTGCGTGAGTCCGGCTGGTTTTTCTCGATATGCGGCCAATGGTAATACTTGCCGCCCTTGTCGAACTCGTGCCCGGCGAAGTTGGTAGCCAGGATCTGCATATCAAAGTCCAGCTCCCGGGCTGGGCCTTCGCCGTCCTCAACGGGCGCTTCGGGCATGTCGATCGGAATGGTTACGGCATCCAGCACCGCAAGATGATGCGGGGCGCCGACCTTGTTGCCGTCCAGGTCTGGCACGCCATTGATATGCACGCTGATATTGCCGCCGTGCGCCTGGGGATAGTACACAGTGCCGACAATGCCGCCTTCCAGCACCACGCGCGTACCCTTGGCGAACTGTATCCGGTTTTCAGGCGTGTCCTTGATCGATATAGCCCAGCCCTGCTCGGCGCGCATCACGCCATGCGTGAAGTTGCCGCCAAAGTCATTGATTGGCGTGGAGTAGCTGCCGACAACTACCGGGTCTGGTTGCGGTTCGGGTTTTGGCTCGGGCTCGGGCTCGGGCTCCGGTTTCGGGTCCGGTTCGGGTTCGGGTTGCGGGTCGGGTACAGGTTCGGGCTTTGGATCCGCTACCGCATCGCGCAACAGCACCAGCTGGTTCGGCGCGCCGCAGACCTCCGGGTCAATTTGCGGCCCGCTCAGATGCGTATTCAGATACCCGCCGCTGACTTCCTGACTGGTAACGAAGCGGGCGTAATTGTCAGCCAGGGTGACGTTCGCGCCGGGCACGAAGCGCTCCCGGTTGTCCTTGGTATTCAGGATCTGCACGCAAACGGTCACGCCGACGCGAACGCCACGATCCCATACGCCGGGCATGCGGGTATTGACCAGCGGCGTGCGGTGAATGCCTGCGGGCGGCTGGGGTACGGGCTCGGGTTGTGGCTCGGGTACCGGGTCAACGGGAGCAGGGGGCAAGCCGGCGCGCACCAGCTTCATCACTTCAACCAGCTCGGCCAGGGCGCTTTCAATGCGCTCGATTAGTGCTTTGTCCATCGGGGGTTTCCTCATAATGGGCGCCGTCCCTGGCCGGTAGTCCAGACCGTATGTTACGGCGCCAGCGTTGCGATTAGGTAACCATTAGTCACAGGCGCAGGTTGCGCACCCATTCCAGATCCCGCAGGCGCGTGTTCTGCTCGGCCAACAACGCCGCATTGCCGGCCTGCTGGTGGCGCAGTATGACGTTCTCCTGGCCCAGCTGATCGAACGCCTTGCGCAGCAGCTTGTGGCTCAGCCGCAGCTTGCTGTACGACTCCGGCGCGGCAGAGGGCAGGGTAAAGGCTTCGCGGTCATACGGGCGGCCTTGTAGCGCCCACTGTACGCGCTGCGCTATCCACTCCAGCCGGCGGGTGCCGGTGCGGCTGTGCTTGGCGGTGCGCTCGATATGCGCCAGCGCATCCTCAAGGTGAGCGATACGTTCCAGTGCGGCCGCCAGGGTCTTATTGTTGTCGGTGACGATCACAGCCCGGCATCCTTCAACAGTTCCAGCGCCTGCGCGGCCAGCTGCTGACGCCCTTCCACTTCAATCTCCAGCCGAGTCTTGTCGCGGCAGTCGCCCATGCAAGGCTTGCAGCCGCAATCCAGCGCTACGCTGATCGAGCGCAGCATCCGCTTGACGTCGGCCAGGGCTTTCTCGGGCTCGGCCTTCACGCGCGGCGTTAGCAGCTTGGCGACCTTCGACGCAAAGCCGTTTACCGGTATCTCGTCACCGAATACATGGGTACAGCCCAGGCAGCGAGCCGCCGACGTTGTGACGCCGCAGCCGCCGCACATGGTTGTTTGCGGCGCCGGATCCAGCTCGGGGTTCTCGCGGCCGAAGCGGGCGCCAGCCTCGAACGCGCAGCCCATCAGCATGCGCGTGTTCGGGGCTACGTTCTCGCCCAGGTTGGCAAAGCGCGAATCGGCTACCGCGTTGACGTAGGTGATGCCGGCCAGCTGGGTAGCGCGGCAGTATGTTTTATCCATGGTCAAATCCTTGTGATGGGGCGCCGCAGCGCCCGCAGGTTAGAAAACGGTGGAATCGTCGATGCCGCCGAAGGATGTCACCAGCTCCGATAGCAGGTTCGCCATGGCATCGCCGGCAATCGCCAGGGTGCCTTGCAGCTCCTCGTAAGCATCCTCGGCCTGGATCTCGGCCAGACCGACATAACTGATCTTGCGCAGTACCAGCTTGTCATCCAGCTCGAAGTAAACCGAAGTGAAGCTATCGAGATCCATGTGTTCAAGCGATAGCCGCTCAACGATCATGCCGGCCTGCAAGTGACTGCGAACCTCCTCGCTATCCAGCTCGCGGTCACGAATGCGGATCTGGCCGCGATCGGTGTCCTGTAGCAGACAGTCCGAACCAATACGCAGATTGCCCGGGGCGGCGTGCGCGCGTAGCCAGTCGGTCATCAGCGAATAAGGCGGGATCCGCACATTGAGTGGGCGAACCGGCAGCGTTTCATTGCATTCGCGCAGCAGGTTCAGGACGTCCATGGCGGCCGTTTCCGATGTCGCGTTGATGACGATATAGCCCGGCAGCAGCATGGCCGAAATATGCCTATGCTCGACGAAGGCGCGCGGCAGCAGCTCGGCCAGTACCTGCTCTTTGATCGCGTTGCGTTCGGTGCGGTAGACCTTGCGCCCGTCGCGCTTCTCGATCTCGTCCACCTTGGCGCTGACCGCCTCCTTGACGACCTTGCCCGGCAGGCGGCGCTTTGACGTGCGCAGCGTGATCAGACCGACATCCCCGATTTGCTCGAGCAATTTGTCCGACTCCTTGCCGAACGGCGGCACCCAGCCCTGGGCGTGCGTTTCCATCGGGCCGGGCTCGCGTGCCTTGTGCTTTTCCAGCACTTCATTAGTGATCGGGGTGTCCAGCTTGACGGTGTAAACCCTAGCGTTGGCGAATAGCATTATTTCCCTTCCTCTTGAGCGCCGGCCTCTTTAGCCAGCTGGTTTTCGTATGCGATGACGTCTGACAGGTGGTACTTCACGCCCTGGCCGAACCCGCCCTTGTGGCCGAGCGGGATCGGGTTGGCAATGAAATCCTTGCCGGCTTTCAAGCGCTCGCGCTTGCGCTTGAGGACGGTTTGGCGGTGGATGTTCCAGCGCGCGGCCAGAGCATCCACGTCCAGCAGATCGGTTTCACTCATTGGGAGTCCCTTTGCTGATGCGCACGCCCGGGAGCGTGGCGTGGAGTTCGGCCAGCGATTGCAGGACGGCCATATCGACAGTCAGCACGTCCGGCGATACCTGTCCGTCCGCGACCGCCTTGATCAGCGCCAGCTTGTTATCGACAGTCAGCACCAGCGGCGCAGGATCGGAAGTAGGTCTACTTTCCGGGTCTACTTTCTGGGTGCTAGGTCTACTTTCCGGGTCTACTGGCTCAGCATCGGCTACCGGCTCGGCCGGCGGCTCGGCGGCCTGCTGCTGCGCTTCGCGCTCTACCCGGGCAGCTTCGGCCGCAATGCGGGCCTGCTCGTCGTCGCGGGCTTTCTGTGCGGCTGCGTCGATCGCCGCCTGACGCTCTTTCTCATGCTCGGCAATGCGCGCGGTAATGGTCGCGTCCACCAACTCCGGATCTTTCAGTACCAGCTGGTTCACGTCCGGAAACAGCGAGCGGTACTCCTGCGCGCGGTCGCGCAGCGCGTTGACGTTAATCTGGATGTTGTCGGCTATCTCGTTGGCGCGAATCTTCGCCTTGGCCAGCTCGGTATCGATTGCGTTCTTTTTGCTGTCAGGTGTGCGCTTGTTTTTCAATGCTCCGGCAAAGTCAGCATCGATCGTCGGCATGTAGGCGCGGCCCAGGCGCTCATTCAGCTTGACGATATGCGCATCCAGTTCGGCGGTAGCGTCGTCGATATATTTCTGACGGATAGTGGTCTCGGAATTGTCGACCTCGCGCTTGGCTGCGAGTCGCGCCTGACGGATCTGCTCGGAAATAGCCCGCACCTCATTGATAAATGAGCTGACGTCGGTAATTTCACCCAGCACCTCGTCGCAGATATCGTCTAGCCGCTTCTCGGCTTCGGACATGGTTGTTAGCAGGGCTTTCCCCGTAGCCAAGTCTTGATCGGTGCGAATGGGGCGCTGCGACATTTCAATAACCATGGCTGCGCGGCTCTTGAACGCATCAAGGTTGGTGGTCAGTGCCAGACTGTTCTTGTCCAGCGAGTAGG